TTACGAAATGGAATAGCTATTCCACAGTTTAATAACGGTACTGGGAGTGGTTTCTATGGTGCTGGAGGAGAATCAGCATTTTTCTACAGAGGTACAATGTACGATAATGGTGCTACTTCTGTTGCTGGATTTACCACAGCACCAGTTGGTGGAATACAACAAATGGCCTTTGAACCATCCACAGGAAAAGTGTGGATTGGAGTTGACGGCACATGGCGTAATGGTGCTGGCACATCTGGAACAACTTTAGATGAAAGTAATCCTGATGATCAACTTACAGTACAAGATTATGTTTTTACTATGGGTGCCGGTAGATCATCTGACATAGGTGTAATGAATTTTGGTGACAACCCTACTATGTCTGGCAACATAACTGCTGGTGGTAATACTGATGGCAATGGTTATGGCAATTTTAAGTATGCTGTACCATCTGGATTTTTGGCTCCTAATTCCGCAAACCTTACATCACCAGACTATCAAGGAATAGATTACTTTGCACCTACTCTATATCAAGGTAATGGAACAGGTCAAAGAGTAGGAGACTTTGTACCATTTACAGATGCCTTTGATGTAGCTAAATCTGCAATGTTCCAACATGATGAAGCAAGAGCATTGAGTAGAACTGTTGGTACTCCTTCTTCTTCTGGAGGTAAGAAGGGAACATGGTCAACTTGGTACAAGACAGCCAATATTGATACTGATAATATTTTCTTTGACACTGGCACAACTGCAACCAATCGTTTTAGTTTACAAATGGATGCCAGTGGTCAAATAGTTTTTTCTTATGCTGGCACTACTATATTAATGACCAATGCTGATTTAAAGGGTGGGGGTTTATGGAGAAACCTTGTTCTTAAAGTTGACACAAGTCTTGCCACAGCTTCTGCCAGAGCAATAATGTACATTGATGGTGTAGAGGTAACATCCTTTGCAACAGATGCTAGAGCAAGCTTAACACAAGATGGTGAACTAGGTTATATGGATTCTGGTGCTACTCAGTTTGTAGGTAGTTTTAACGGTTCTTCTGCAAATCAATGGGATGGTTACTTTGCAGAAACAATTTTCCTAGATAATCAATTTCTAAGTGCTGACTCGTTTGGACAGTTAGACACCAGTACTAACAAGTGGGTGCCTAAAGCTATTTCTGGTTTAACGCTGGGTGATCAAGGTTTCTATCTAGCCTATGGTGGAAACTTTGGAACAAGTGATGGTGCTGGTGACTCAACAGGAAATTCTAACAATCTAACAGAGATTGGAACTTGGACATCAGCAGATCAACTTACAGACACACCTTCTAAAAACTTTGCAACTTTAGATGGAGAAAGAAACCAAACTAATAATTTAAGTGAAGGTAATTTAAAGATTGGCCCCGGTGATGGCAGTTGGGACAGCACACAAGCAACACTAGGTGGACTAACCAGTGGGAAGTGGTACTTGGAATTTACCCCAGAAACTGCTGGGTCCAACATACAGCTTACTTTGTCAGGAACTATTGTTGATTCCAGTGCATCAACTCTACCAAGAGGTGCCACTGACTACGGATTATATTTTGTTGATGGTAAAATTTATAATAATAATACTAATCTTGGAACCTATGGTGCTGCTGTAGGTGCAGGTGTAGTTGTTGGAATGGCCATTGATCTTGATGAAGGATTACTTTATTTTTCACGGGGTGGCACATTTGAAAATTCTGGTAATCCAGCAACAAAAGCTAACCCCGGTGCTAGAATACAAAAAGGTGTAGCTTATAATATTGTAGTAGCAATGACCAGTAGTGTAACAACTGCTAACAATACCATTAACTTTGGAGCAGGAACCTCTGGATTTGCAAGTACTCCACCCACTGGATTTAAAGCTATAAACCAAGACAACCTAGACGACACTCAATCCAAGATTACAGCTTGGGCATGGATTAAGAACAGAGATGCCACTGACAACCATATGCTGTTTGATAGAGTCAGAGGTGTAGGTAATGATTGGCATTCTAATGATGCAGCAGCAGAAGTATTTAATGCCAATACAGTTCAAAGATTTCTCCAAAGAGGTGTGCAAGTTGGTAGTGATGTAGAGGTAAACACTGCTAATGAGGCATATGTTTTATGGCAGTGGTTAGTGGGTGATTCTGCTACAACAGGTAGTACAACAAGTCCTGCTGGATCAAACCCAAGCACCACTATTGTTGCTGATCATGGTGGTTTTTCAATAGGAACTTATACAGGAACAGGAGCAGGTGCTACAGTAGGACATGGCCTGTCTTCCACTCCAGAATTAATTCTTATTAAAGGACAAAACTATGCTGTAGAATGCTTAGTTTGGTCTGAGTATACAAAAAGTACTACAAGAGCAGGAGATGGCTTTGGTTTTTTATCCAGTACTAATGCTTTTTTTGACAATGGTCCTAATAGTTATTTTGCAGATACTGATCCTAATGCAACTGTAATTACTATGAATGGAAGTACTTTTAATACTTCAACAAAAACTTATAACTTAATCTGTTTTAAATCAGTTCCCGGTGTATGTAAGGTAGGAAGCTACATTGGTAATTCTTCTGACGATGGTCCTTATTTGTCATTAGGTTTTAAACCTTCTTACTGGATGGTTAAGGAGACTACTGTTTCCGATGCATCACATGATTGGTTTGTTTCTGACTCTGGAAGATATACATTTAATGGTACTACTACAGCAGGAGGTTTAAACGGAGGCACACTAGAAGCTAATGATACCACTGCTGAAGAAGCACACAGTACAAACTTTACAGACAATCCTGCTTTTGATTTCTTATCAGATGGTATTAAACTTAGAACAGATAGTGGAACAATTAACAGTACTGGAAGAACATACCTATACCTAGCAATGGCAGACATAGGAGGAAACGGTACACTTCCTCCTGTGTATGGCAGATAATTAAAGGAGAACTAAGACTATGTGGGCAAGAATTATGGGCAGTCAGTTGGTAGAGATTATCAACACTCCTAAACCAATGACAATTAATGATATCCAATATCCTGTTTCAATCTTTACCAGAGCATGGACAGATGAAGAGAGGAAAGCACTGGGTATTGTACCTTATGTACATGAAGGTAGTGGTGTAGAGAATATGTTCTATACTTCTTCAGAGTCTTCTCCTGTGGTAAAGGCAGACAAGGTTGTTGTCACCAAATCACAAACTCCTAGAGATATTGATGCTGTTAAAACTACAATGAAGAACCATGTATCTTCTGTTCTTCAAAGTACCTTGGCGCAGACTGATTGGATTGTCATCAGAGAACAAGACAACGGAACTGCCAAGCCAGCAGACCTTGCAAAGTGGCGTACAGACCTAAGAGCAAAAGCTGCTGCTCTTGAAACTGCCATAGATGCAAAGTCAGACGTTGCAGGTCTTGAAGCTATGACAGTCTTTACAAAAGAAATGGAAGATGCAGGTAAGAAAGCTTCAGAGTTTGATGAGTGGCCTATTAATCCTAGAGAAAGTAAATAGTCAAGTGCTTGCCAAACTATTTCTTATTGCCTGTTTTACAATACTGCCCACTTGTATCTCAGCACAAGAAGTATGGAGCAAGGGAGATAAAGTAGCTGCTTTCTTTCTCTGTAAAGAAGAGAAGGATATAATGGACCTAGCACTGGCAGATTCTAGGAGTAGAGAAGAATATGCTGGTGAAGTTATGAGAAAGAGACTATCTAGAGTTTGTTTTAGATTTGCAGGACCACCTAAGTTATTTATAGTTGATGAAGTAATGGTAAGCTATAAAGATCATAACAAAATGGAAACTTGTGTACTAAGAATAATCACACCTGATAAGATGTTGGCAGGTTACATAGTAGCCACAGGAAAACCAACGGATAATAAAGGAATATAATAATGTCAAGTACTTATACCACTAACCTAAGATTAGAAAAACAGGGTAACGGAGACAACCCAAATACGTGGGGATTGGTTTTAAATACTGCTGTTATTGATTTGGTTGATTCTGCTATTACAGCTTATACTACAGTCTCTGTAGATACTAATGGTTCGGACATTACCTTAACTAATCAAAATGGTGCTGCCGATCAAGCACGAAGTGCTATGCTAGAATTTGAAGGTTCGATTGGAAACAATACCAATGTTGTTATTCCTTCTACTTCTAAAATATATATTATTAGAGATAAGTCAGTAAGATCAAATACTCCTACTCTTAAAATTAAAACTGCAGGAGGTAGTGGTCTGGATGTAGCAGCATCAGCAAGCTCTTTAATTTTTTGTGATGGTGTATCTGTATACGGTTTAAATGCTAATGGTTTGGGATTAGGTACTGCAGCTAATTTAGACTTTGGTACTTCTATTAATGAACTTATTCCTGTATCGGCTGCTAATGTTAAATATGTACAGGTATCCGTAGACACTACAATTACTGGAGCTAAAACATTTACATCAGCTACCACGTATTCTAAATCAGTTGTAGGAACTCCAGTAACTCTTACTGATGCTGCATCAATAGCTGTAGACTTTAGTTTAGGTAATAACTTTATTGTTACTCTAGCGGGTAATAGAACTTTAGGAAGTCCAGCTAGTGCTTCTGCTGGACAAACAGGACATATTTATTTAGTTCAAGATGGAACAGGAAGTCGGACTGTAGCTTACGGTGGATCGTGGTCTTTCCCAAGTGGCACCGTTCCCACTGCAAGTACATCTATTAATTCTGTTGATTTACTAGTATATAACGTAAGGGGAGTATCTGCTGTTGATGCTCTTCTTGTAAAAGCTTTTTCTAGTAGTTCTTAATTAGAGGTACATATGTCTAACCAATCTAAATTAATTAAACTTAATTTTACTCCCGGCATTAACCGTGAATCTACGGAATATGCTGAAGAGGGTAAATGGTATGATACGGATAGAGTACGTTTTAGAGAAGGTAGACCTGAAAATTTACGAGGGTATGCTAAGAAAAACCCATCCGATTTTAATGGTACGGCTAGGGATTTAATTTGTTGGACTAACAATCAAACATATAAACTAGCTTCTTGGGGAACAGAAAAAAAATTATATGCTTATAATAATTCTGATATCAATGATATTACTCCTATTAAAGTTAGCGGTAATGTATCTGTTGTTGTTACTATAGATGGAACCAACAATGGTTTTTATACCGTAGCAGGTGAAACCACAGTGGTAGTTTCGGCATCTTCTCATGGTGCTGCAGCGGGGGATTTTATTTTCTTTACTTCTAGTACTCCTTCTATCGGAGGAAACTTAAATTTTAGTAAAAAAACTTTTGCTATTGAAGCAGTCATAGATAGTAATAAGTTTTCTTTTGTGTCAGATGTAGCGGCTGCTGCTACTTCGGCAGGAACAGGACAGGCTACTCTTAAATATTTGTTACCTACTGGAACTAATACGGCTATCCAAAACTTAGGTTATGGTGCTTCTTTTTTCAATGCTGTAACTATGACTTCGATAACTTTTAATGAATCTTTTGGTGTTGTTGGTGGGAGCAGTGTAGTAAGTGTTAGTAGTGCTGCTCATGGTTTAGATACAGGTAACTTTGTTTTCTTTAATAGTGTAGCTACTTTAGGCAGTAATCTTCAACTCTTTACGGATGCTGCTACATCTGTTAATTCTAATGCAGGTGGTCCTACATTTCAAGTAACAAAAATAGATGCTAATAGATTTACTATTCACTCTACAACTATAGCCAATGCTACATCTGTAAGTGCTGGAGGTGCTACAGCTAATGGATTTTTCTTGCCTGTTACAGTAACAACAACAGCAGGATTTAGATCATGGAACTTAGCGGCTAATTCTTCTGATATTGTTACTCGTAATACTCAGTGGAGTTTTGATAATTTTGGTGAAGACTTAATAGCTTGTAGAAGAAGTGGACGTATCTATCTTTGGGATCAAGATATAACCAGTGATCCTCCAAGAGCAGCTTTGGTTACAGCCTCTCCAAGTGAGAATAACTTTATCTTAGTATCACCTAATGATAGACATTTAATTAGTTTTGGTTCTAATGAATTTAGCTCTACTACTTTTAATCCTTTGCTTGTAAGATGGTCTGATCAAAATAATATAAATAACTTTACTCCATCAGTAAGTTCAACATCTGGTGAAAATATTATTTCAGATGGTGTGGAAATTAGAGGAGCAGTTAGGTCACGTAATGCTATTAATGTTTGGACAGATAATTCTCTTTGGTTAATGTCCTTTGTTGGACCTCCTTTCATTTTTAAGTTTCAACAAATGGGAACTAACTGTGGTTTAATAAGTCCTCATGGGGCTGTAGACTTTGATGGTAGAACTATTTGGATGGGTATAGATAACTTTTATATATTTGATGGTCAAGTTAAAAATTTAGATTGCACTGTTAGAGAATTTATTTTTAATGATCCTGAAAAAGGTATTAATAATTCTCAAACCGATAAGATTTATGCAGGAATTAATTCAGAATTTAGAGAAGTTATTTGGTTATATCCTAGTGTAAATGCTGATGACTGTGATAGATATGTTATATATAATCCCATTGAAAATACTTGGGCTTATGGTTCAGGCTTTTTTACAACGTATGCTGACAAAGATATATTTGGTAATACTATTACAACGGGGAATGAAACAATACCAACTCAAGTAGAAACTTCTACAGGATTTTTATTTGATAATGAACCTGTTAGTGTGTATACTGGGGATGGTGCAGCCCTATCTTCATTTATTGAATCAGCAGCTTTTGATATTGAAGATGGTACAGATATGATGTTTATGGACAGACTTATTCCTGACTTTGCTTTAACTGAAAATAAAAATATTGAGTTTACTGTTATTGCACAGGAGTTTCCAAATAATTCAGAAAAAATATCTGGACCCTTTTCTATTAATTCAACAACAAAGAAAGTTGATCTAAGGGCAAGAGGAAGGCAAGCCAGAATAAAAGTTTCGTCTGCAGAGGCAGGAACTAAATGGCAATATGGCTCTTTACGACTTTCACTCCAACCGGATGGACGAAGATAATGGCAGTTAGATATCCAGAACTTCCACGGTTCGTCCGGTTGGAAGAATTAGAACAGAGTAGACTTTATCAGATTATACAAAACTGGGGAGCAGCTTTAATAAATAATTTAGATACTAGAGATCAAGAACTAGATTCTGTTCCTTCTACTAATGTCTTTAGCGTTGTATGTGTAACAAGTATAGGAAGACCACAAGCAGGTAATATAGCCTATGCTGCTAGTAGAGGAAAGTTTGTAGGGTATGTAAGTCTCGGTGGAGTGACAGCATGGCAGGATTTAAATTGACAGGAGACTTAGAAAAAATAATAAATATATTTGCTATGTCTCCTATACATAAAAAGTATACTATAGAAGACATACAAAGATTAATTATACCTCCTTTAAAGTTAGGACAGTATAGGTTGTTTCAAGATAGTCATACTCCTATAGGTTATGCTTCATGGGCTTTTTTAAATGCAGAGACAGTTGAAGATTATATAAATAATAAAAAACTATTACAGCCTGATGATTGGAATAATGGTAAGGCACTATGGTTAATTAATGTTATTTGTCCAAAAGGAGGAGCAATCAATGCTATGCTTAAAGTGGATGAAGAACGTAAATTAGCTTCTAAAGGTAAAAGATACTTAGGTGATGGTGGTGGTTTAAAAGCTGGTAAAGATTTTTCTAATATTTTCTATAGAAAAATGAATAAAGAACAGAACAGTGATAGAATTTTTAAAGTAAGTAAAAGGATATAAAATGTTAAATAATAAGACAACACATAATCCTAATGGAAATATTGTTTGGAGTGATAGCCCAAATAGTATTTTCAAACTTGCTTATCTTTCTGAAGAAGATATTAAGTATTATTGTTTTGGTGATGGTCCCGATGGTGGTGATAGTGATGCTGTAGATGCTGCTAGTGATATGGGTATAGCTTCTGCTGGATCAATGGGTGTTGGTCCTGCTGCAGCAGATGCAGCAGCTACGGGGGCTCCTACTCCTGAAGCTCCGACACCACCGAGTGGAGTGACAGGACCGGGGTTCGATTCGGATGTACCGGGAGCCACAACTCCTTCTGAAGCTGCAGAGGCAAATTTTGGAGTAACTCATAATATTGACAATCCCGAAATCTTTGGTTTCAGGGGGAAGACATTCAGTCCTGTTGAAGCACTTTTTGATATGACCGATTTACTAGGCCCGATTGGTTTCGGTCTTAGAGGACTAGCAGAAATGATGGGTATGGGTAAATATGGTCTTAATACAGACAACCCTATATCGGAAATTGCACAGTTTGCTAATGCTGCAGTATTGGGTAATCCTAATGCTGTTACTGGTACGTTAGCAGGTATGGGACATGGAGTAGATGCTGCAAAGAGTGCAGTCGCAGATGCAGTCACAAGTGGTCTTAGTGGTTTGGGTATTGGTACTGAAAATGCTCCATCACAGACTGCTGTTCAAGGTGGCACTGGCACCGATAGTATATCTGCTGCTTCTTCACCTACATCTGATGCTCCTTCTTCACCTACATCTACTGATGCTTTGGGTGATGGTGGTGATCCAATATCCAGAGGTTTAACTTCTATAATACCACAACCTCCTACTATGGGTGGTGATCCAATAACTCCAAGTACAGTTAATCAACCTGTATCTACTATATCTCGATCTGTAAGACAACCTAATCAACCTCTTACCGTAGAAGAAGCACTTAGTCGGGCTAGATTAGGTGGAGGATTTAATACAAGACAAGCAGGGGGTCTTGTAAGTCTTGGAAATACTAAAAGAACTAATCCTGTGTTTGCACAATCTGGTGGTAACATAGGAGGTTTAATGAACATTGGTCCTAATGTTATAGATGTAATTAATAGAGGTATGGCTATGCCTGATAATATTGGAGCAGTTCAGATGCAAGAAAAGATAGACATAAATCAAAGTACTCCTTATACAAGTAGGTAAACAATATGGCACTTTATATAAACAGACAGGCACCTCAAAGTGGTATCTCTTCTCTTCTTGCTCAACGAGGAAGAATGGGGGATACTGAATTAGTTCATATGACTAAACCAGAAGTCCAACGACTTCAACAAACAGGTTTACTTTCATTGAACCCACAAACAGGATTACCTGAATATTTCTTAGGTGGTGTTTTTAAAAGTATTAAAAATAGTGTTAAAAATTTACTAAAGCCTGAAAACTTAGTGCCTACTATAGCTAGTATTGCTCTTCCTGCTTTTGGAGGTAGTTTTTTACAAAATATGGGTTTAAGTCAATTAGCAAGTTCTGCTATCTTAGGAGGGGCTGGAACATTTTTAGGTAATCTTCCATTTAGAAGTCTAGAAGATTCTGCTACTGCAGGATTGCTTTCTGGTGGAACCCGATATGGTATGGGTAAGATTGGTCAGATGATGGGACCAAGTGATCCTGAAGTAAGAAGGCTAAGTGCTGGTAGGGGTGGACTAGGAGAGAAAGAGTTTAGGGCTAACCAACTAAAATTAGCTGACGCACAAAAAGATTATTTATTTGATGCTGGTTATGGTGAGGAAGCTAATTTAGAAGAGTTTGGTGGTGATTATGGTGAGCTTTTGTATTCTGATGATCTTGGTGCTTTAGCTGAACCTAGATTTCCACCTCTTCCCATGCCGGGTCTTGGCGATATGCCGATGCCACCGATTCAGGAAGGTGCAAGTTTTATATCTCCGACACTGAGGGTAGAAGGCAGGGGCTTAGAACCAACTCCAGTTATGACAGATTTCTATACTCGGGGAGGCCTTGATAGGGGTTCATTTAGTGGTTCAATAGCAGGTCTAGAACCTAGGTTACCGGGGCGACAGGAGTTTGGTAAGTTAGGAAAAGTATCAGAATTTGGAGATTCAGCTTTTACAAGATCGGGTTTTGATCCAGATAGTTCCCGATATGCCCAAATAGAAACGGTTACTCCTGATGAACTTGCTGAAGAATATAGTAGGGTATTAAAAAGGGCTGATAAAGTATTTTTTGAAGGTTCTCTTACTGATGATCAAAAAAATATGATAGCTAGAGGCTATGCCGATGCTAATAATAAACTACTAGACCCGTCTGCTATGAGACAGGCTTCCGATCCCTATAGAAATACTCGAAATATAGTAGCTGATAAGGGTGGTCTTAATGCTCTTACAGATATAGAATTTTATAAATCTTTACCTGTTAGTGATATATTAGCTTCAGGTTCAGCAGGATTAAATGCAACTTTAGATATTGGACAACAAGCTTTATTAAGAGAAGAAGAAGAAAAGTTCTTAGCAGAACAAGCTAAACAAGGAGTTCCTGCTCCTATAGCTAGAACAAAGTATAAAAGATTAAGATCAAGGGCTGCTCCTCTTAGTACGGCCCAAACATTAGCTGCAGCTACTAGAGGTGGAGGACTTGGGGGAGCTAGTGGTTTTTATGGACCCACTCAATATGCTCCTGTAAGGACTGCTGAAGCAGGAGGACTAGTAGCTTTAGGGCATGGGGGTAGACCAGACTTTGAAGGTATGGTAGAAGGTGATGGACACGGTATGGAAGATAATGTTATAATGGATATAAAACAAAAGGGTGGTCTTCTAGCTGTATCTCCTAAAGAATATGTTGTACCTGCTGATGTAATGTCAATGTTAGGTAATGGTAATCCTGATGATGGTGCTAATGAAATGGATAAGTTTATAGGTAAGTTTAGACAAAAGAAGTATGGTAGACCAACCCAACCTCCAGAAATGGATGGTGGTACGGCTCTGCAATCTTTGATGAAAGGATAAGTAAATGGGTGTTTTCTCTAATCTCTTTGGCGGTGGTGCTAGTTATAGTAATCCCGGTCCATCAGCAGTATCTTCTGCTCAAGTGACGAATGAAGGTTTTGAATTACAAAAACCTTTCATTCAAGATATCTTTGAAACAGCCCAAGCTGAAACTTATGATATTGCTGATGATGGTACAAAAACTCTTAGAGGATATGAAGAGTTTTTAGGTCCAAGACTTGCTGACTTTAGTACAGAACAGACTGAAGCTTTAAGTGGTTTAGCTGGTTTAGGTAGGCAGGGTTTGGCTGGTACGAGTTTAGCTGCTTCTCCTCAATATTTTCAACAGGCTAAAGATGCAGTAACACAAGGACAGAGACAGTTTACATCTGCTGATGCTGATCGTCTAATGAATCCTTTCTTAGATGAAGTTATAGATATACAACAGAGAGAAGCTAGAAGAAGCTTTGATCGTGATATTGTTCCTAAACTAGATGCTGAAGCTGTAGCTGCTGGTTCATTTGGTGGTTCAAGAGCAGGGTTAATGCAAGCTGAAGCAGAAAGAAACCTACAACAACGTCTAGATGATATTTCTGCTAAAGGAAGACTTACAGCTTTTGAACAAGCTCAGAAAGCTTTTGAGCAAGAACAGGGTAGACAATTCCAAGGTGCCCAACTAGCTACAGCATTAGGTACTGAAGCTCCTGCACAGGCTGCTAGAGAGTTAGGGTTGCTTTCTAGTGCTGGTGAAGTTCAACAAGCTCAAGAGCAAAAAGCTTTGGACTTAGCTGAAGCTGAGTTTATTAGACAACGAGACTTTCCTATGAGACAACTACAAGAGTATCAATCTCTTGTAAGAGGCTTTCCGTTTAATCCTTCTACGTTTGAAGTTGGTTCTAAATATCAAGCTCAACCTACCTTTGGTCAGCAATTACTTGGTGGTTTAGGTACGGCTGCTGGATTGTTTGGAGCCTTTGGTGGATTCTCTCCGGGTAAGAAAGCTGGTGGACAAGTGGTAAGTAGAAAGTCTGGGGGTACGATACAGGGAGGTTTGGCTGGTCTTGAAAGGCATCAAGATAATAATTCTACCTCCCTATCTAATAAAATTGGTATGGGGATACCACAAGTAAGAATACCTACTCGGCCTAATGTAAATTTTAATACGTTAAGTGTTAGGAGTTTAGCTAAAGATATGCTACCTTCACGAATAACAAGTAAATCTCCTGATCTTGAAGCTAAAAATGAATATCTAAACCTTCTACATGAGAATGCTAAACAAGCAGCGGCAAAACGTACACAGTTAGCTAATCCTACTACAGAACAAATAGACTATCGTACTATCCTTGAAGAAAGAGGGCAGGGCTTTGATGAGTTAAGGGAAACTGTTACTGAGGAATCTGAACTAGATGTTGAAACTGGAAGAAGAAATAAGTGGATGGCTTTAGCTGATTTGGGATTAGAAATAATGAGTGCCAATCCAGAAGGAGGAAATGTTGTTACAGTTGCAGGTAGGGCTGCTAAAGAAACAGGGTTTACTAAAAAAATAATAAATGCAGCTAAACAAGAACGAGATGCTGCTAAAGAAATGAGAGAAAAATTAAGTAAAATAGACGATAAAGAAATAGCTAATAGAGCTTTATTGTCTGGTATTTCTAAAGAAGAAGAGAAAAACATGCTTACGGCTGAAATAAATAATCTGCAGGATACAGAACGAGTTGCTAAAGAAGCTATATCTCAGCAAGATAAGATGTTGGGTCAAATAAGAAATGTAGAGGCAGATACTAGAGAGGTGGCAAAGCTTCTAGTTGAGGATAAAAATGCACAAGCTCGTTTACAAAAAGAATTAAACGATGCAAGTGATGATGATTTAAAAACTACAGAGTGGAAAGAGATAGCTCGTCAAGTAGCTGAAGCAAATAATTTTGTGTTTGATCCAGATAAGAATACCTTTAGAAGTGGAAATAAAATATTACAATCTACCGATCCTGCATTTGCTACCCTTCAAATTGAAATAATGGATACTATTCGGTCAGGTAAGTCTACAGGTAACGTACCAAAGATGCAAATGCAAATAGCTCGTAATACTTTTAAAAGAGTAGTACCGGGAACGGATAAGATTTCTGCAAAAGAAATAGATGGTTTATTGTCAGTCATTAATGGCCCGTATGGAGAAGAGAATGTTGACAAATTTCTAACATACCATCCAAATGTTAAGAAAGACGATTTAATGAAACTCCGTTCTGGTTATCGATCATAAGCAGTAGTAAAGAAAAGCTAATGAGTGAAAATCAAACACAATCTGTATATACTCCTTTAACTGAAGATGAAGGGAGGGCTATCTTAGAAGAAAAGTCTAGGAATATTCCTGCATCTCCTTCTTCAGTTACTACTGCACCTACATCTGTATATACTCCTTTAACTGAGGATGAAGGGAGGGTTATCTTAGAAAAAGAAAAGAGAGACAAAAGAGAAAAGATAGACGTAGGCACCGGCTTGCCTGAACAGTTTACAGAAGAAGAAGAGACAACAGATATTTCTTTTTCAGATGATCCGTTTGGATATCTAAGACAAAATATTCTAGACCCAAATCTAGAAAGTCGAGAAGTAATGAATGCTGCACAGGCAAGGGCTGGTGCCATTACTCTAGATTCAGTATTAGGTGTAGTCAAGGGTGCTATTGAAATACCTACACTAGTTGGTGAACTTACTTTACCTGAAAGTGTACAAAAAAGTATCAGTGATTCTGATGTGGCTAAAACTTATACAGGGATGCTGGATACAATTGATAATACATTAAAATTATCAGACGAGGAAGAGATAGCTTCAGAATTAGTGAGCATGATAACTTTAGCTGGATTTGGTAGAAAAGTTTTTAAAGAGGGAGGAAAGTATTTACTAAAGAGGTACGGCAGGGATAAAGCTTCTAAGGTTATTAATAAGTTTAATGCACGGCAGCAACGAACAGGAGGTCAAACAATAAGTCCTGTACGAGCGTCGAGGATGGGAGATTTAAATGCTGCAAGAATACTTAAAGACAATCAACGTGCTATAAAAATTATGGGTGGTACTGGAGCAGTGGCAGGATTTACTGCAGGAGATGTTGCAACCCGTGAACCTAATGAACAAATACTTGCTGATATGATAGGAGCAGTTCCTGAAGCTGCTGAAGCTTGGAGAACATTGCAAGGTAGTCCAGAAGATTTAGAATCTTTAGGAGGTTTCGACACTGCTGTATTAAAGACTATGACTGCTATTGATAATAACATTCCTGATTCAGTAAGAGAAGCATCTAAAAAATTAGAGATTGATCCAAATGATAGTGCTGCTACTAAGAGTCTTAAACAGTGGACGGATAGTCTTGCTTTTACAGGTATAGCAGCAGCAGGTTTAGCTCTCCCATTATTAGTTTTAAAACTTGGTGCCAAAGGAGCAACCAAAGCAGTTTCATCTACTGCTGAAAAAGTTATACAAAGGAATAGGGCTGTTGAAGATGGGGGGACTGTTCCTCCTGCCTCTTCTAATGATTCTGTTCCTGTTCAATCTAGATTAGAGGTAGCTCCTAATGGGCTACTTAAACAAAGAAATGCAATAGTAGAACGGTTAGCTAGATTTAATACCACTGCTGGCAGATTGTTCTCATCTAGAGCAGCACTTCCTCAAAAGCTATATCAGGCTACTATTGAAAGATCAAATGCTTCAAAAGATTTTAACTTGAGAATTAAAAAAGAAATTGTTGATCTGCAACAGTCAGTCAAAAAGAATGGAGATCAGGACGAAGCTCTTTCTATTTATGTAAACACTGGTAGGAACACTGGTAATTTATCAGAGGATACTGTTACTAAAGTAGATTCAATTAAAAAACTTATTAGTTCTAATGAATCAGAAATTAATAATTTATTAGGATTGAAAGGTAAACATAAAATAGGATTTAATCATGGTAAGGATGGGTTTTATCTAACAAGATTTTATGAAGCTTCCAATAATCCTACCTACCTTAAAAATATTAGGAAAGCTTTAGACGGCAGTAATTCGGTAGACACTAAATTTATTGGAAAGGTTGAAAATGCTAGAGATTATTTTAGGAATAAAGGCATTCCTGAAAATAATATTGATGGTGTAATTGAATCTATGGTACTGAGATTATCAAAAGAAGATAGGGGTTTACTTGATAATATTTTTGAAGGACATGGACAGCAAGCTGACCAAGCTTTAAGAGTTCTCAAAGAGAGACAAAAACTTGATGAACCTATTTTAGATTTGTTAGGAGAAGTGACAGACCCTTTTAAAAAATTATCTAACACTTTAAAACAACAGAATAAATTAATTAGTGAGTTAAATTTTTTTACAGAAGTAGACAAATTTGCTCAAGAGTCGGTAGGAAAAGTAGTTCAATTGCCGGGACTTTTTCCAGTATTGCCTAGTGTCCGTTCTACTTTTAAAAAGGGACAAGGGAGAGGGATAACAGAAGGTTTATCTGAATTAGCAGAAAAAGGACTTGGTAAGTTTGGAACGAATAGAACAAAGATATTAAGGAATATGTATACCTCTCCTCTTATGGGTAAGTATATTAACAATGGTTTGAATGTAATGAACAGTAAGGGAGGGGCAGGAATAGGAGATTACTTGAGAAAGGCAACCTCTCTTGCACAAGCAACTGAAACTGTTTTAGATGCTCCTGCTTATCTTCTTAACTTATATGGTGGTGCCCACCAGTTGTTAGCTAATGGACATGCTTTTAATCCAAGAAATTATGCTGTTGCTGTTAAAGAATTAAGGGAGATGGGTAGAAGATTAAAGAACAAAGACTCTGCAACTATTGATAAGATGGCTAGGTTAAGGAGAGAGGGTGTTATTGAACAAGACCCAACAGGAGAACTTATTTCGAGAAATGCTAACTTGTATGGAGGTGAAGGCAGAAGAGGTTTAGGTGGGATGTATGAAAGAGGCATGGGTAAGTTTGGTCAACTCTATGGTAAGCCAGATGAGTGGACTAAACTAATTGCTTTTGAAAGTGAACTAGCTTCTTTGAAAAAGGTTTATGCCAAGGAATATAGAGGGGCAGGGGCTAACTACAGAAAAGAATTAGATGATAAATTATTTTCAGAAGCAGCACAGATTGTAAGAGATACAAACCCAACTTATCAGTTAGCTTCTCCTATAGCACGGGTTATATCACAAACTCCTGTTGTAGGTAATTATGTTTTATTCCCAACTGAACTTGTACGTACAACAAAGAATACTGCCGTATATGGTTTAAGAGATATAAACAAAGGTATGAGAACAAAAAATCCAAGGCTTATCTCTAGAGGATTTAATAGATTAGTAGGTCTAGCAGTTGCTTCTACAGGACCGTCCTTAATAGCTATGAATAACAATGAAGAAATGGGAGTAACAGAAAGCAATAGAAAATCTATTGATATGTTAGCTCCTGACTTTGGTAAAGGAGCTAATAATTATTACATGGAAGGTTTTGTTCTGGATGAAACGGGAGAAGACTTAACAGAAGCACAAAAGAAAGTTTATAAGCCTTATCTAAGAACTCGTTATTTAGCTTCAACCTCTGGTGATACTCTAGATTATTTAAAAAAACCTCTTCGTCTAATGTTAGGAACAATGCTTGGATCAGGAAGTATATCTGAGGAAACTTTAGAGAGTGGTTTTTATGAGGCCGGTAAATCTATTGTAGGACAATTTGTTACTCCTAAGTTTTTAGCTTCAGGAGTATTGAATGCTATTACAGGTGTTAATCCTAGAACAGGTAAGCCTATTTGGGATGAGGCAGTAGGTGCTACTAAAGCAGATAAAATTTTAACAAGTGCTAAAGAAGTTTTAAAAGCTTATAGTGGTGGTACTATTAAACTAACATTAGGGTATTTAGAATCATTAAACAGTGAAGAGTTACTAGGTGAAGCTAATGCTCAAAGAGCTAATGGTTTTAATTTAAATCGACAAGACTTAAATCATTTAATTAGATCAGGAACAAGACCTGTTACTGTTAATCTAGATAGAGCTATTGGTTTTAATCTATCTAATGACTTAAAAGCTATAGCTAAAACTCAAGAGAATTTTAAAAAGTATGTTCGTGGTTTGGATATGAAACAAATGGACAGACCACAGTTAGATAAGATCATAGATGAGTATAGAAAGTTACAGGACCGTAAGTATATTGGTATTCAAAAGTTTACTGAAAAGGTAAATGTTTTTAAAGATATAGATTATGTTCGTCGTTTTAAAGAAAAGGGTAAGATAAAAGAAGAAGACAAAAAATTAGGGATAGAAGGAGTTCTTAAAGCTGCTACATCTAATTTTCATTACCAAGCTGACGATGAGTTATTACAGCCTTTAGTTATAGACATAACAAATTCTGCTATAAAGAGTCAGGAACAGGGTGTCTTTATACCGGATATAAATATTGATGAACAGCTTATAATTGAAATGAGAGAAAGAGGTATCTCTGATGACGATTTGTCTTACCTAATAAAAGAATCTATAAAAGTTATAAACGAGTATAGTAGTAAACCGATTATCACACCGTAAGGAAAGGAAACAGAGCAGCAATGAATTGGGAATATTTTACACACGAAGAACTAGCCTGTCAGGGTACAGGTGAGTGTGACATGGACGAAGACTTTATGTACAAGTTAATAGCTATTAGAGAAGAGCTAGATCGACCAATGATTTTGTCTTCTGCCTATCGTCATCCTGCACATAATAGTGCTATCAATGGAGCTAAAGACTCTCCACATATTTATGGACGTGCCGTAGATGTGCAGTGTATGGGTAATATAGCCTATAAGATTATAGAGCTATCTATTAAACATGGTATGACAGGTATCGGTGTAGCACAACGTGGTAATTATGATTCCAGATTTATTCATATAGACAATATGTCTTCGGACACACATCCAAGACCTTGGGTTTGGAGTTATAAGTAATGACTGAAGCTACTAAACGTGATCCAAAGAAGTGGGCAGCGGCTAAAGCTAGGGCTAAAGCTAAGATGGGAGGTAAGCATAGTGCTAGAGCTATGCAGCTTGCTGTTAAGTATTATAAGGATGCTGGTGGTACGTATAGTGGAAAGAAAAAGACTAGCAATAAGTTATCTAAGTGGAGTAAACAAAAATGGAGAACCAAGTCTGGTAAGCCCTCTAGCAAAACAGGAGAAAGGTATTTACCAGAGAAGGCTATTAAGTCTCTATCTTCTAAAGAGTATGCTGCTACTACCAAAGCTAAACGTAAGGGAACTAAAGCTGGTAAACAATTTGTAAAACAACCTAAGAAAATTGCAGCTAAGACAAGGAGATTTAGAAATGCCTAGAAAGAAAAGTAATATGAAAGGCATGACAATAGGAGGAGGTCAGAAACGTCCTACTAAAAAAGGTGCTGGTCTTACTAAGGCTGGTGTTGCTAAATACCGTAGGCAAAATCCCGGTAGTAAACTAAAAACTGCTGTAACAGAAAAGAAACCTACTGGAAAAAGAGCAGCTAGACGTAAGAGCTACTGTGCTAGATCAGCAGGGCAGATGAAGAAGTTTCCTAAAGCTGCCAAGAATCCTAACTCAAGATTAAGGCAAGCTAGAAAAAGATGGAGATGTTAAATGGTACAAAAACTAAAGAAAGTTTCTAAAGGTTTAGATAAAGCTTCTAAGCTACACAAACAACAATCTAATATTATTAAAAAATACATAAAGAAAACAGTAAAGAAATCAAAACCTGTTAGAAAACAAAGAAAAAAATAAATGGAATTAGATGCTAGGTTACTTATTACTTTAGGAGGTATGCTTATAAGTGTGATCACAAGTTTTGTTGTGACCCGTCAAAAATGTTTGGAGCTAGAAGATAATAGTAAAACTATGCAGAAAAACATTGGTGAGTTGTATGATAATTTAGAAAAGAATAATATCTCAACACAGGTATCAGCTAATAAGATCAATGTATTAACAGCTATTCTTTCTCCTGAAAATAGAGAACAGCTTCACCGTAGTTTAGAGAGAATGAAAACAGAAATTGAACAGCTTCAAAAAGATTGTGATAAAATTTTGGCTATGCATAACGGGAAACATCCGGCTGTACCTGTAGACAAGGAGTAAATTAGCACTTGGTTCTGTAAGGCTCTAGGAAGCTCACTGGTAAGTTTAGGTATCTTTTTGGTAGGTGAGTAGCCAAGACATTCCCTAACCCTACTCAGTGGTCCTTATATGAAGAAAAATTTAGAACATTCTAGTCAAATTTACATTTACTCACTATCTTATCCACTTCTTCCTTACCTAGTACCTGTAAACAAGAAATAATCATAGTAGTAAGCTCTTCTCTTCCAGCCCTGTTACCATCGTCTGCAACATTGCCTCTTACTCTAGACAATAACTCTAATGCTTTGATGGCACTGTTCGTATGTCCTTCTGCTTTAGCATAGGCATACTGATCTTCAATCTCCGATATAACATCTACACTAGTTTTCATTTCTCTGGATAGTTCTTCTATCCGTTCAACCACCTCTACTTCTTGAAGCAAACGATAACCTTGGTTGTATGCTGATCGTGTAGAGTAACCAGCAGATTTAGCTGCTTCTGTAGCATTGTGATTTAATACATATGACTGTGCAAACTTTTCTTGTTTTTCATTTAACATAATATTGTATAATCCCATTACCTAAAATTGCTAATGACACTGTATTGATTACAAGCAAGGCTCTGTCATGCCATATTATAGCAACCACTAACCACCCTACTAGTCCAATAAAATGAAACATTAAATTGTAAGGAAAGATATTATTAGAGGATAGAAGAACACCTACTATTATAAATACAGAAGCTGTCCATTTAGTATACCAACAAAATGTATGAGTAGGAGTTACTTTGTTTATCATTACTGCCTCACAAAACTAATGAGTGATTGAGGAACCATCAAGGCTGTAGTACAGCTACCTGTAAATTGTAATTGTTTAATGAAACTTTCTTCAGGAGGATACACTAGAACATATGTACCAAACTTATCAGACTCCATTAAAGTTTTATAATTGATAACTCCTTTTTCTATTCCTTCAAAATCATCAAGACATATAACTGTTTCTTCTTCTATTAACTGTATAATTTTATCTATGTCTGCTATAGAAATACGTCCATCTAGATTGATCATATCAAATTTACGTTCATTTTCTTTCAAGATATGTTCAAACATTTGTGTACTGGGGCCATAGTACTGTACGATTTTACATCGGGTTGGGTTAGGTAAGGACAGCTTATTACTAAAATCACAGGTATGTATTTCAGTATCTTTCTTATTAAGACCATAAGCCATAGATAAAGTAGACTTACCTATATAGGTGCCTACCTCTAGAATATTTTTAGGTTGTAGATGTTTAGTTAAACAGTAAAGAACAAAGCAACTAAAGGGAGGGATAGAGCCTGTCGGGACTTGGGCTGTATCTACAAGCTCTTCTAGTTCGTTCATAAGTTTGAACAACATAAATTTTTCTTCTACCAATGCTGATGATTCAGCAAAGATTTTGTTCCAGAAAGATTTAGAAAATTCTTTAGTTCCTATCTTAACTTTATGCATGTCGGTACACAGATACGTACATTTTAATTTTCCTTTTCCAGTTCTTCTAATCTTTTTTCTATACGGTACTTTTCTATTCTATCATAGATAGAGGATACTCCCGATACCCCCATAGTAACCAATGTACATCCTTGTAAAAGTAATATCCCTCCCATTAGGATAGCTATACTTTTCATGTTCTCATACTATTCCTTGCTACTCCCTTGGCTTTTTCATATGATCGGGCTGCTCCCAATCCGAGTAATGCCATGACAAGTCCCGTCAGTTCTTCCGTGCCTAGCTCTGGTAGTGTTACGACAGGATACCAAACAGCTAATGCCCATGCTCCCATAGGGGCTAGGATATATTGCCAAGCCAAAGCAAAGGCACATATCCACATGATAGCTGGTCTTGCCCCAGCTACGAAAATAGAATCATGTTTGGCTTGTTCCATATTTGTTTGTGCTTGAAGGGTATCTAGATTAATTAACTGTGATCGAAGCTCTGCATCAAGTTTAGTTTTTAAATCTTTGTCCTCTACAAATTTATCAAGAACTTTACCAGCTACTCCAATAACACTCTCTGCAATTCCTAACATATTATCCTCCTATACCTAATACTTCTTGATAAGGTTTCAATCTATTAACAGATGCTTGTTTCCACAATGCAGCAACCAATGTATCTTCCCCGTGAAAATTAATACGAAGATCGACATTCTCTTTTTCAAAAGTTTTTTCACAGTCTTGTGCCATTGCTAACAACTCACCTGTTGTCCAAAAATATTTATCCTTTTCTTCAAAAGATTCTGAATCTCCTACACCAACCTTTAGGTATTTTCTTTTTCCTTCTGGTGTAAGCTCTTCTTCATTTTCAGGTTGATCAACAGAGCAATCATACCCAAACAATTCAAACTTTCTAAATCCTATTGTATGCATAATGCTAATAGCTCTCATAGCAGCACAGGTTCCACCAGTAATAAGCATAGCACCTTCTTCAATCCCTAAACTTTCTGATACTTTAATATGCTGACCTACTACCTGATCTTTAATATCATCTTGTAAAGTCTGTGTAAAGGCATGCCATCCAATAATATTTTTAGTTCTCTTTTTTAGGAACCTAACAATGGAAGGGTCTGTCATGGAGGCTGGAAAGAAAATTGTTTTATCATCCACATTTTTAAACAACTCTTTACGTTTAACTCCATGTGTACTAACACCGTTAATTGATCTGGGATCAAGAACAATACAGCCCCACGGTTGTATTCCATTTTCTAACAGTTTAGGATAGCTATGTTTTACACAAACAACTTTAGTATTTTCAGGGTCTTTTGCTATAATACTTTTGACCTTATCCCAATCAGTTGAGTCACCACCAGAAATAAGAACAGCCGTTTCGTCGTGAGCCTGTGCCCTTTTAACCCATTTCTTTACCAGCCTAGTATTTTTCTTAACATTATTTTGAATGGTTTCTTTAGGCACACAGTCTACAGGTTGCACTACAATAGGAACTTTACGTAATTCGGAACCCCCAGATACTTTAATATTTTCTGGAGTAGCAGGAGGAAGAAGCTCACCTTTCTTTCGATCTCCCTTTTGATGCTCCATAAGAAGACCAAGAGGAAACATTTCAAAAGCTTGTTGACCTTTAGTTTTACTTACTAGCTCTTCTACATGCCCTGTCCAATCCTTAAACTTTAAACCATGTGCTTTGTAAATAGTAAGAAGACGTTCAAAGATAAATCCATCATGCCATTCTCTATAATTAATAACCTCACCCGATAAGTAAGCACCTAAAAAATCACCAATAAAATCAATGGTGGTTTGATGGTTAAGATTCATTCCTATAAAAGAAGTTTCACTGTAGCTCATATGTTTACGTCCAAGATGGACAAGGCTTACTGAATCATCTAAACAAGCTTGAAAATTTTCCATTGTAACTGGTTGTTTAGTTATTGTATCAGCATCCAACCACACCAACCAATCAGGATTTTTTTCAGAGGCTCGTTGGGTAAAGGCACACTCACCAATAGCAAAGACTTTATGACAAAATTTAATGGCATCCATTTGGTAGCTATAGGTAGTCTTACCTCCCATAGTACCATCATATTCTTTGTGGCTTTCTTTAAAATCACGTAGCTCTTCTAGTTCATTTAAATAACGGTACTCAATATTACTAGATTCGGGAGGATTAAATTCCATTAAATCAAAATCATGGTAGTAAGCTTTTACTTTAATATCTTTTGACCAGTATTTATCTACTGACTCAATCATTTCTTTAGCATATCTGTGCCACCCGTCTTCTGAAAAAGATGTGACTACCGTAACCTTACCGGACATATGTTTTCTCCCATTTAATTTTTCTTTCTTTGCCTAGAGATTCTTCTACAGATATTTGATCTGAAAGTTGTTGCCACTCTAGAGCATACTTAGCATCACTTATTTGTTTTGGTTTCCATCCTTCAAACCAAGGACCACCCCTAGTAAAGTGTACATTCTTTGCTTCTATATAGTCAGGGGAATGTCCATCTAACCAGTTCCATTCTTCAGGAAGCATTCCAATTTCCTCATCCCTTAACCATTGAAAGTTATGTAGCCACCACCCATCTTTAGTATTAATATCATCTAGAGTTAATGTCTTATGGGCCGGATGGCTACAGTCCCATAGCATCAAACTTGACCAGTTTTTTCTAGAGTACTTAACCTGTTCTTGATTATCCATCTTTTTAGTATCGTCAGGATTATAGTTATGGTGAACACAATACATAGCCTTACGTCCGGTATTCATAGAAAAGTCGGATGAATTAGGATAGTCAAAGACAGCAGCTATATCAGAACGTACTAACATATCACAGTCCATAAAGATTGAATAGCCAGAATGTCTAGATAGAAAAGGTACAAGAAATCTAGTAAAGCTAAAATCTGTAGAGAAGGGTCTTCCGTCTAAGACATCTTTCTTCTGTCCATTGGTAATGGTGTAATGTCTTCTATAAAAATTTATAGCTCTCATCTGTCCCTCTTTAATAGGGATTATATTAATTGGTATGGTACAGTAATCTAAAATAGACTCAACTAAAACATCATAAGCTTTTTGTTCTCGTTGATCCCAACCAATAAATACGTTAGGAAATTCATTCATTTATTGTTGCCTCATATGCTGTTCCAATTTCTTGAAATTCTATAGGGGTATCTTTAAAAATTTTTAACCATCCTTTTCTAGTACTAAAAAATTCTACACAACTACACTCATTAAGCATAGCATAATCTCTCAAAGATTTAACGAGTGGCATCTTCCATTCTAAAAGATTATTATTTATTGCTCCCATGTATCCCCAGAATAAACTTTTCTTCTCAGGATATTCAATAATATTAGTGCAATAAGCTGCCTCAATAATATTATTATTCCTGTAAACCCATGCCTTTAATAAGTTATTGTCGAGTTTATAACGGACCAACTCTAGAGAGTCTCTACCTTTACCTTGATTATTTATAACTTTATTAAAGAGAGGGGATATATCAGACCAAAAGAAAGGAATAATTTCAGTATCTAGTTTAATAAATTGAGTCATCAATATCCCCTTTCCTTTCTAATCATATAAAATGTTTATTTGGTGTACCACATCCTGTATCTTTAGCGTAGTCAACCTCTATTTTTTTTGATTTTTTTTCTTCAGGTAAATTATGTTCTAATGTTATTTGTAATATACCATCTTTAAACTCAGCCTCAGTTACTGTCATGTGGGAAGAAATTTTAAACTCTTTTTTAAAAGCTCTTGTTCCAAAACCATTATGTGTTACATTCCATTCTCTATGATCAGAACCTTCACAAGTATGATCATTAAAATGAAATGCTCCTTCAGAGCTAATTTCTAAAGTAGTAGAATTTTTTAATTCTACCTCAACTTCATCAGGATGATAACCAGCTAGTGCAAAAGATAAGTAATATGTTTTACCCTCACAATCTAATATCCTATGAGGTGGGAAGTTTCCTTTTTCTGAGTTACCTTGTATAGTTGTTAATTCCTCAAATAAATTATTTAAACCAAGTGCATGTTTATACATATAATCCGTTAACATTATTATCTCCTTTTAGCAAGATGTTTGGGAACCCATTGTGGCGTTCCCTTCTTATTGTATATCATAGTTTATTATTATTGTCAAGTATTTATTTGGCACTCTCGGCAGGACTCGAACCTGCAACCTACAGATTAGAAGTCTGTTGCTCTATCCAGTTGAGCTACGAGAGTTAAACACCACATACTCCTCCCGTACCTGCTATCTCACAGATATCATGTGTCTGGATGTTCTCTTCAAACTCTTCACCAAGCTTCTCAACAGCTTCCTTGTAAGGTACTACAGTTAGGGGTTGACCTCCCCGACTACCATCAGGGTAGCAGGTGAATCCTCTAAGCCTATGTGCATACTTAGCAAGGGTATTAGCAAAGGGAACAACAAGGTCTTCGTTGTTTTCTTTTGTTCCCCAAGCAGGAAGGTTAATAGTACTAGAGATAGACATATCGACGTACTCTTGAATGTTTGCTTGGAAAGAAAGCCTACGTTCATAATCTGTAGCCAAGTCGATAGCTGATTCAATATTGTCAGGGTCTGTATCATACAGATCAATCATCTCTTGTGCAGCACTATCTACTACGTACTGATAATGCCACCTACGGTTCTTGAGATAACGTCTCTTGTAAGCTACAGCAAAGATAGGCTCAACCCCCGTGGATGTACCAGCAATAATTCCTATTGTACCTGTTGGTGCCACTGCACGTTTGGCTACAGGTCGGGAGATACCTAGATGATCGGCAAAACTATCACTAACTTTATCTGATTCAGCTTCATAAACTTTAAGCCAACGATGCATCTCTTCGGTTGTTTCGTAACGACTGCCTCGCTGGATCAACCACTCATGTAGACCCATTAAACCTAAACCTAAACGTCTATTCTTTTCTCTTACTTTATAAACCTTATCATAAGGTAACTGGGCACGTAGAGTACCACAGATTAAAAACTTAGTAGCTAATCCTACAATATTTTTAAGCTGATTAATGCCATCAATCCTAGCAAAATTAAGACTGCCCAAGTTACAAACATCGGAGTCATCTTCCGAAGTAACTTCTGTACAAGCATTTCGTAGTGTTTCATTTTCTTTATCAAAGAAGTTGAAAGAGAACCCCGGTTCTGCCGTGGATAGTGCTTGCCTGACGTTAGAGGTAAAAGTTTCCCCAACATTTCCTGTCTCCCAATAATTTAAAAGCCATTCAGTATCATAATTTACCGACACATTAGTCATGTCTAATGGAGCAGGAAAGTTAAAGTCATCTTGTTTAATGTCGAATAAAGTCTGCCCTGTAGTTCCAACAGGCATGTCTTTCCAATTCTTTGACATTAAAAACTTATCTATATCTTCATGCTTCCAATTAAGACTAGCATAGATAGCAGACCTACGGCTACCACCCTGCATAACCCTTCGGCCAATTTCGTTGATCATCTGCATCTTAGGTAGAGGGCCACTGGAGATGCCTCCTGTGCCTCCCAAGTTTTTACCTTCGGCACGGTATACAGAATAGTCTGCACCTATTCCACCTCCGGTCATCAAACAAGATTCAGCTTTCCAAGAAAGGTTAGCCCAGTCTTCTCTGGTATCCTCTTCACAATTAAGCAGGTAACAATTATTAAAAAACTTCTTATCTCTACCTGCATAGTAGAGATATCTTCCACCCGGAAGGAAACGGAGTTCGGCTATGTGGTTTGTTAGTTCCGTTTTCTCTGACGAGGTTAGCTTATTCTCACATACATCTTCAACAAGAGTTGCAGCAAGTTCATACATAGTCTCTGCACTTTCATGTGCATACTTTGTATAAAAGATATCTTCAGAAAACTTTGTTCTAAACTGTGGATTCTTATTCGATTTAAACATTCAATTCCCCTATGGCTTTTCGTCGTATACTAACTCAAGGATTAACTCTGCATAGTGTATTACTTTTCTAATGTCTGCTGATCCTTCTCCTTTCTTTCTATGTCTAGTTGTGTATTTTATAATGTTACCTTCAAAGAAATCAAGATTATTTTGATAAATATAATCTACGGGTTGGATACCACTGTCCTTATAATGATCTCCACCTATTTGTTTTTCTCTAGCTCCAGAAACTTTAGGAACTTTTTCATTTATCAATTCATCTTCTTCTTTCATTCTTCTAGCTACATATTTATCAAAGGGTTCACGTATGTTTACTGGCATATTAATTCCTATGATGTAGATAATAATTTATTTGTTTACGTATAGATTCCTTATCAGTGGATTCTAATATACGTAAAGCACACTTCCTAACTTTCGTAGCCTTCACTCCTGCATAATCACACACCTCCTCAAAATTAGCAATGACAGACACAACACTTGAAAAGAACCAAGCCATAGCTTCTTCTCTATGTTCATTAGGATACGAAGATTCTTTTGAGATGTCAAGTAAGGCTTGCATTATTACAGCATTAAACAATTCGAGATGGGGTCCGACCTTCTGTGGTACATCCAACTCGATCTGTTCGTCTTCACTTATAAATTGAAATAAACTTTTCGGCATCAATCACTACTAAAGGCTTATGTTTGTTTCGTTTTATAAATAAGATTGGTTCGTACTTTCCACAATTTTCTTGTGCTTGTTTGTAGGATGTCCATATATTTAACCTCTCTTGATTTTTACATTCTATAGAAAATGGGAACTTCTGCCGTGCTGCCTGTGCCATTATTAAATCTTCGCCAGAAGCTCCCATACTCCTACTTTCTATATCCTCTGCACTGATAGAAAGTAAATCAATTAACTTATCACGAACCCACTGCTGAAGTTTTCTACCTTTAGCTTTGGCACTCTGGGTTTTCATGTGATCTCCTCAACTGCAGGAGTATTAATAACCTTTGTAAGATACACCGGACCATTTGCATAATTAAATATACGAAGGCCACTACCATTATTAGAACCGGACCAACAATCATGCTTGTAAGAGCAAAACCTACAACCAATAGATAGTTGAGTGTTTCCTGACTTACCAAACGGTACGGTGTCGTAACATCTTTCCGGTGGTTCTTCACTCTCCAAGGATTGTTTAATGTTTTTAATCTTTGCGGTGACATTATCCATCTCCATCTGATGTAAAGGCAGTAGAGTAAGCTTACCACTTTGTTTATCAATAACTAAGAAGGCAGCTTCGGTGTCTCCTTCAGCTTTAGCATAGGCTGAGAGTTGGCTTATGTAACCAAACGGATCATCGTTTTCTAATGTTCCATTCTCAAACTTTTTAAAAGCATAAGCTGAGGCACTCTTAATATCCACAGTTACTCCATCAATTCTACAATCCTTATGTCCCGTTATACCTCCAATAGTAACTTTCTTTTGTGTCTCTGTTACAGTGTGACCAGCAGCATACGATAAAAATAAAAGAAGTTCTTCTAGAATATTACCGTATAGAAATTTAATGTAGTCACTACCTGATGGCTCAGAACTTTTAGGATAGTTCTTCAGTTCATACCATAGCTGTCTCCTTGGTTTTCCTATGTTGGATGGTCTAAGTGTTGGCTCTTGTTTGTACTCCTCAAATCTTTCTAAACATAGTTTAGCTATATTACGTCCCATGCTACGAGCAGCTTTCCCCAATTGATCTTTTGATCTTTGAGGTCCGATATCATAATCAAAAAGATTATAAATATCTTTTACAATGTCGTTTAAATTTTTCATAGGGAATAGGGGTAGGCTGTAGGAAACCTACCCCCTTATCCTTAGTTAGTAGGGAACGGAATGTCAGAGCCTTCAGTAGAAGTATAGCCACCTTCTACTGCCTCAAAGTCTCCATCAGCCATATACTCTACCAAGTCTACTACTTGGACAGCAATCAGATCAGCACTCACACCGTTCCGATTACCGTAGCTCCAAGAATATGGACGATATTTAACATTCACTAGTGAGCCATTACCGATAAGAGTATTATGCATGGGGGAATTATCGGCATCGACTACCTTCGGAGCATCGTTAGTACCTCCATCTTTACGGAGGAGTTTACGTTTAACCGTAACAAAATCTCCACGTTCGTCACCTTTATTTTTAATAACCAACCCATCTTCTTCTACCGTAGCACGGGTTTCATCAGACAAATTGCAGACATTAATCTCCCAGCAATGGGGATCAAAGGTGGTGTTAGGGCTAACAACAGCCGCCCAGTAAGCAGTTCCAGAAATGATTCGATTTTTCATTTGATCAGCCATTTAAAATGACTCCTTTCATTTGTTGAAGCATAAGTGTATCATAGATATTTTCTAGTGTCAAGAACTTTAATGTGTCTCAGCCCATGTTTTTCCTACTTTAAATTCGGAATCTAATGGACATTTCAAATCATAAACTTGTTCTACTTCTTTGATACTCTCCTTTGTAATTTTTCCAAACTGCTCTATGTCTTTCTTGCTCACCTCAAACTGGTACTCATCGTGTATACTAGCTACAAGTTTAGCATCAAGACCTTGTGCATTTATTTCTTTAATCATTTGGACTAACCATTGTTTACATACAACAGCACCAGCCCCTTGTATTAAACTATTAACTGCCGAATACGAATTACGTATGTGGATTAATCTACCATCCAATCCTTTAATAACTCCTGATTCAGCAGCTTCTGTTAAATTAGTTCGTAATGATTTTAACTTAGGCATATTGTTTAAGAATCTATCTATAAGAATTTGTCCTTCTTTAGATGATCCTCCAACCACAGAACCTATTTTTGCTGGACCTGCACCATAACATAATGCATAAATAAATGTTTTGGCCTGATCTCGATTTGTAAGTCCAGCCATCTTCATGTTAGCTGTATGTACATCTCCTTCTAAAATCTCTTGTATAAATTTTGAATCGTTCATGTAGTGAGCTAATCCTCTAAGCTCTAACCCAGATGCATCTGTACCTACAAGCTGGTGTGTATTCTCATTCTCTACTCTCCAGCATGTTCTACATTCCTCTCCGTATGGAGAGTATGATGCAGGAACTTGAGCCATATTAGGTGAGGTATGTGCCATCCTACCTGTGATAGTACGTAGAGTAAGTACCCTACCATGTACTCTACCATCATCCTGTACAGCTTCTATCCATGAAGATACTTGAGCGTATCTTTTCTGAAGTACTAGGTACTTAGAAATTAATTGTGCTTCAGGAATATCTATACCAGATAGAACAGCTTCGTCTACAATCACATGACCTTTATCTGTTTTCTTTGTAGGTTTCCAACCTAATTCTATGAGACGTTCTCCTATTTGTTTACGTGAGCCGGGATTAAAAGGGGTAATGATATCTCTTAAAGGTTTACCAGATGTCTTGTGTGTACGTCCTGTAATTACAGTAGCAGGGAAAACTTCTTGAAGTTGGTTATGTATGGCATCAGCCTGATCAGCTAACCTAGCTACAAACGTACTGGCATACGGCACATCTAAATAAAAACCAGTATCTTCTTGTTGATCAATAAGATTTCTAATCTTGTGTTCAAGTTGTACACTCTCTGAAGAAAATCCTTTTGATTCATTTTTAAGATGTTGGTATAACTTGTATGTTATATTCACATCTCGTTTACAATAGTCTAACATAGCAGGAGTATAATAATCAAAGCTATCTACTCCTCCCTTTGGCATCTTAAATCGTTCACCCCATGCTGCTAACGAATGTCCTCCGTCTCGCACGGGATTAAACAATTGAGATAGTATAAGTGTGTCAGTAATTTTGTTAGGCATAATGTTAGCATTGCATGTTCTGTTCAGTGCTACTGCATCAAACGACATTCCATTATGCATAATAAATTCTGACACACCTTGGGCAAAAGTAGAGAACTTTGTTATACACTCATCTCCTATGAAAATGTGGGGTTGTTTTTTATCTATGTCATAAGCTACAATGCAATGTACCTTAGACATAGTGTCTAACAACCCATCAGTTTCAATGTCGAGAATGCATTTCATAGATTCACCATAGTTGCTTTCGTTATAGGTATGATATAAAAGTACTCACCTTTAGGTACAAACCTGTTAGGAACTTCTTCTAGTGGGCACTCCCTTACTGTATCACCATGAATCTTCCAAGCCTTAGTAAAAGATTTATTTAGATACAGAAATGTCAGAACCTTCCCTTCTTTTTCAGCTTGTTCTAAAAGTTTTTTCTTACGTTCTGGTACACGTACATTCCACCAGTGGGTAGGCCACTCCGTGTCCCACACTAATTTAACTTCGGCCTCTGTTAGATACTCCTTTCCTTTGTAGGTGCTTTCAATATCAGCAGTATATTTTTCTTTAGTCGAAGTAATTGTATGTCCAGCAGCTATTAAATATTTTTTAACAGCTTTGATAGACAAGTCATTAACTTCATTATAGAGTTTACGATCAAACGGTTTACGTTTACCCATTAAAACGGTGCCTCCTCGTCTTCATTAGAAGATTCAAAAGGGTTACTAATCTCTGACATTCTACCAGACTCTTGATCATAAAACAAGTAGGTAGCTATACCAACGTCACCAGTATATCTATTCTTTAACACACGTACCACAGTTGTATTAGCTGATGTAGGATCGTCATCCTGTTGGTTTCTCTCCAAGGCCAGTACTCCATCACTTAGATGGGCTATGCTTTGGCTACCTCTGAGATGACCTAATGATACCTCTTGACCATCTTCATGTCCTTTGTCACCGGAGGTACGTCGGAGATGGGATACAAGCAGCAACCCTATCTGACATTCCTCGACAAGACTACGTAGCTTGGTCATTAGAATATCAATAGACTTACGTTCATCTGCCCCTTCCTGTCCAGAGACTAGAATACTAAGGTGGTCTAGAAATATCCACCTACAGTCTAATGCTTTAGCCATATATCTAATACGATTTAGTATCTCATCGTTAGATATAGAACCAAAGTGATCAAAAGCAAAGAACCTACCAGTTCCAATGGTTGCATTTTCCCACTCCTTTAGTTTATCTTTAGATAAAGTGTCTCGTACCTCTTTAATATACAGTCTTTTATTAGCCTCTACTGACATAATATTAAAGGCTGTGTTACGTATGCTTTCCTCAAGAGCAAGCACTCCGATATTATCCTTAGAACTTTTCATAACATGGTGCATAAGTTCTCTGATCATAGAAGACTTACCCATACCAGACCCAGAGGTTACAGTTAAAAGCTCACCTGTCCTCATGCCGTAAATCTTTTCATTAAGTCCAACCCAAGGAAAAGGAACAGTCTCACAGTAGTTTTCGTCGTATAGACTATCACCTAACTTACCAAGGTTAGTAATACCTGCCGGTGTATATTCTTCTGCATCCCACCAGAGCTTAGTAAACTGTTCCCTGTTGCCAGCTTTAAGGTAATCACTAGCATCTTTAAAGTGTGTAAGCTTAACGATCTTACACTTGTTAGGCTCAAACAGTTGAGCAACCTTATCTGCTGCCTCTCGTCCAGCTTTATCATTGTCAAAACACAGTACTATATTGTCAAATCTATTTAGATAATCTAAACTTTTCTGACAATCTTTGTATGCTGACGATGCTGACTTGACCGAAACACTAGGCCACTTGCTACCAAACATTTGATAACAAGCCATAGCATCTAGTTCACCCTCACATACAGTAATAAACTTACCTCGTTGGCCGAAAGCTTTCTGTCCAAACAGAGTACACGATTGCATCTGCCCTTCAGACCTAAAGGTTTTATTAGCTACAGTACGTACCTTGTTACCCAAGTGAACACCTTGAGTATCATGGTATGGATAGATATGTTGGAACACCTGTCCATTATTATGGGTTACATTCACACCATAAGTCTTGCAAGTATCTAAAGTAATCTTACGATCATCTAAAGCAGACAAGCTGCCTTTTGTCATAGTGTTGGATATAACTGTACGTATTGGTGAGCTATCTTCCATTTGGTTTCCTTTCGTTAATGTCTCACACACAAAGCAATAAGTATTACCTGACTCGTATAAAGCTAGACCATCAGACGATCCACAATCCTCACAAGGAAGATGCTTAACAAACTTATCGTCGTTCTCCTGCATCATAAGCTAACCTTTCTAATTTGTAAATCTATTTATTCCCTATAGAGTACATAAGTACTCATTCTATAGGGAATAAATAGTAAACATCATCGGGATTATAACCAAGGTGATTTGTTAGGTTGTACCTATCTTCAATAAAAGATTCAGCTTCTTCTTTAGAATTAAAATCCCATGATTTTTCTTGAAGATCATCTGAAAGTTTAACTTTCCATCTTTGTTTCATGTTCTTCTTCCTTGCATGTTAAAGCTTCCCATGAATAAGGAAAAGAAGCTTGGCAAATTATATCCCATTTCCTAGCTACGTCCTGTATTTCTTGTTGAGCATGGCTGTTACTCCGTAAGTTATAAGCTCTAGCCCAAGCATACAAGGAACCTGTTACATAGTAACTAGTATACATAGCTTGTGGTAGTACCATCCTAGCCTGTTCTGGACACACTCCCTTACCTAATAAATATTTATAAGTCCATATACATTTCTTTATAGCATGGTGGTACTCGTCAACCATAGGAGGAGGTCTATTTCCTACTGGATTTATATCTATATCCTTTGTTCCACTGCCTTGCTTTGCATTGTCAGCTTTTTCTCTCCATGTATCAGGATAAAAAAACTCTGGATCGTCGGAGACATACCGTCGAGATACCTCGTTATAACTAAAACCTATGGTATGTTTAAACCTCTGACGAGCAACAAAGATAGGTACGGTTTCCCGTAGGGTTAAAGTACAATGAGTGAACGGTGTAAAGTGTTCATGTTTAGCTAAATATTTTATGAGTTTCTCATCAGCATAGGTTAAAACATTTTCAACAGGACCGGCATGGGGCAGTATATCCCATGTGCTTTCTTTATCAAAGCTTACTCTTGCTGAATTAACAACCGTTAAATCTGTACCCATACTGTCTACAAATTCTACGTTCAACTACTCTGCTCCTCTTCTAAAGAAATTAAACTGTCTACAAAAGATTCTTTATCAGCCATTATCTCATCTGTTTCCTGCTTTGCAAACCGTTTAGATTCTTTATGATCATAGCCTTCACGTTGATATTCTTTTACCAATCCTCTATAAATACTCTTACGATCTCTTTGCCACAAATGTTTGCTCATTTTTTATCTCCGTAAAAGATATGATTACCTATTTGCATTAGTCTTTCAAAATCTCTGTTCCAATAAGGATTAACATATGTTGCATGGTAATGCAACGATGTTTCTAGTCCCTGTATTCTACCTCCGTGCATTACAAAATAGGATACTTCTTCAGCAGAAGTAATAGCATCTAAGTCAACCATCCTTTCCGGCTTACCATCACAATAATAAGAAAAGGCACACTTATGTTTAACAGGGTTGTTACCCTTGTGTTTCCCATCATGTACTACACTACATATAGTATTAGGATATTTAGAATGCTTTACTCTATTTAATATTACAGTAGCTACAGCTAACTGTCCACTAAAACTTTCTCCTCTTGCTTCAAAATACAAAGCTTCGATTAAACAAGATGCCTCTTGGACATAACTCTGTGCTTTAGTTTTTGTAACCTGAAAGATAAGAGTTAAAGCTATCAATGTAAAAAGTAAAAACTTCATGTAAGTGATCCTATTATTGTTATGCCAAGTAAGAGAGCAGCCTCAAACAAAACTGCTATAAATAATATGTCAAGCATTTAATTTCTCTCTCACATATTCCTCCAATAAATCCTCAAGAGAAGACACTTTACTTTCCAAATAAGAAATCTTTTCTAACAGCTCTTTGTTACGTTGGTATTGTGTATAAAGCTGTCTCGTTAATTGTTGTATTTCTTTTTTATATGTTTCTTCTATTGTTGAAAGTAAGTCCATCATCTACCCCTTTTCTACAGAAAAGCTATCTGTAAAGCCAAAGTCTTCAAACTCTTTAAGCATTTGAATAGTATCTTCAATATCTTCACATGCTTTTATCATAGAATCTAAAGCTATAGCAACCCGAAGGGGATCAACTCGACCCCCTTCATTAGCAGCATGTTGCATGTCAGCACGTAGTTGCTTGACCTCGTTTAGAAGTCCTAAATATCTAGCTTCAGACATAATCCTTTACCCATGTTTCTGTTGATGCAAACTCATGCCAAACAGGTGAAGACAACCACTTGCCTACTTGTTCCTGTCGTTTGAGAAGAGATAGATCATCACCTCGTTTGGTCAACGGGAACCGTTCCGAATTGTGAGAGGCATATGCTGTAAGAGCAGAAGAGAGAGCAAACACATTGCCGCCACGTACATCAGCTTCGTCAGTAAATTGAGCCAGCAGCCGATCACTCAAGATATTTTTACGTTTTCTCTGATCAGGTGCTTTAGTTAGTTTATCAAGTAATTGTTTAACTTTTACTGTGGATACTTGAGTATCTGCCCACTGTTGATATCTAATTACTTGTTCGTGGTGACGGTCCATACTTTTACCAAAGGCTAAAATAAAACCCTCAGTTGTGAAGTTCTTTGTGTGTCTCTTACGTGTAACATCATAAGAACCGGAGATCATTCCGTTGGTACAGAACGTATCAATATCCCCACTGTATAACAGTACAGAACCAGAGCCATCAAACGTATTCTTTAATATAAATCGTAGATTAAATTTTGTTGAGTGTCCTGTTTTGGTAGTGATACCACTGGCAATATCAGGGAAGGTATATTCAGCCCAACATACCCGACCATTCTTCAAGACTGTATCTTGAATTTTTACATTATTCAAAACAGACGGATCAAAGAAGTTAATCATCTGTTTCTGCAAGGGTAGCAGCACCTCACCATTTAAAACTACACGATAGTTCTTATTGGTGGTCGAAAGGTAATCACCATTACGAGTGAGGACTTTCTTGTCAGGTACAAGGGCATCAGTTGTGCCTCCAAATATACCGGAAGGCTGAGAGGGGTGGGAGTAGTAGCAAGGTTGCTCTTCCACATTAAAAAATATTTCACGATCTTCTGTAACTGTAAGATGTTCAAGCATCTTCATTCTCCATAAGTGTTGTTACTGTTTGCTTATCAAATCCCAACCTCTCCATAGAGGCTAGGAACTCTTCATTGTTAGTAGCACCATACTCATATAAAAGAAAAGCCTTGTCAAGTAATCTATTCCATAAAACACGGCCCGGTATTATATTAGTTTTATTTATTTGGCAGGTCACTGTCCTTTCCTTTCTACTACATCAACAAGAATCCACTTCATGTAGTCCATATGTTCCAGCAAATGCTCTACCTCCTCAAAATCCCAGTCGTACCAATCAGCAGCAGACCAAGTCTGCCATTTATTCCACTTCCCATCAATACGTTGGGAATACTCAACCTTGCTTAATGGACGGCCCATATTTCTACTCCTTCTTCTTCCATATCAAAAGAATCAATACCATACATATCTTCTAATAAATCTCTAGCTAGTATTGATGTTTTAAACATAGCTGCTTTCTGAGTACCATCGTCACTGATGGTAGGTAGTATAGCCATATCGTCTAAGTCATCTGATCCTTTCATTACAATCACATACATTATTCATCCCCCTGTGAATCGTTGGCTATAAAATAATGGGAAATCTGATCCACTATTAGCCTATATTCTTCTTGTTCATATAGTCTTATATTAATATCTTTAATTAAATCCAACATTCTCAACATATCTGTTAATGGGATAGGTGTTTTCCACATTAGTCTTTGTCCTGTAATTCAAGAAACTCGTTTATATCTTCGATATTTGTTTCCATTATATCACACCCCATGACAGAGACCAAGTAGGTCTTGGTGAGAGGACTAATCTCATCGTGGTTATCGTATGGTGGCAAGAGTTTAATTGGCATATTCATTCTCCAGAATATTATTTAATTCTTGTGAAAGATCATGGACTCCATCCGACCCATAGTCAAGTATTAATTCTGCATTGGCCTTGGAATCCCGATCATTCAAGCCATAGCTTTTAATCTTTTCAATCAAGACTTGTTCAAGATCGTTATATATTTGTTCTTTAAGATCGTCCATCAATCCATTTCCTCCATACGTTTGTTGGTAATCCTTTCGGCTACCTCTTCAAGCCAAGGTAGGTAGCCTGTTGGATGTTTATCTAGAAGTTCAGTTAGAACTTCCTCGAATATGTTCTCCTTCAAAGTATCGTTTACGATGTGGCTCATAGCTCGGTCCTTCTCTTCGTTCAATATATGTATGGCTTTCAGTCTCAATCCATACGTGGGCACCACAAGACAGAGGTTTATCAGGATTATATACTATTCTGCATGGTCCATCAATATATATCTCATGGGCATAGTCATTAGTTTTATAAGTCTTGCAAGTCAAAGGTGGCTTTCTTGTGTTGTTTTTTCGGTTGGCTTTTATTACATGCTGGTTCACATGAATAATCTTCTTCATAGTTTATTCCTCTGCTTTTATCTCAGAGGCAAACATCTGGTCCACCTCTTCATTCTTCCATTCATAGTCTGAGAAATCCCCGGCAAGGTCTTCTGCTTCCCGTCGAAGGTCTTCCAGTTCAAGTTCCTGCCAAAGGGGCTGTAACTCGTCTATGTCTCTGTCACTGTACACCGTAACCTCGACAGACTGTTGAACGGTACGGTATACCATAACTTGGTAGGCTTTATCTTTGGTCATGGTAATCTCCTTGATAATTAACTATCTATCTGCTTCTAAAGAAGCTAAGTAGATAGATGTTAATTACCCTAGTGATCCAGAAAAGTGATTGGCTTGTTAGCAGTCCAGCAAAGGCTGCACGTCCCACAACTGTCTGTCTTATCTAATTGGACAGGGCACGTAATACTTTGTGGTGCCGGATTATGTTCGGTATTAGCCGATAGGATATCGGAAGGCAGGGTGCTAAACCTAACGGCAAACCTATCAAAGCCTATGCTCTTACGTACCTCAAGCAAAGCTTCTCCGATATGTCTCGACCATTTGTCTAGGTTCGTAGAACCATAGTGATGTCGAGAATATCCATAGATATTTAATGCCGGTCGATTAGTTAATTGTTTTTTCCAAAACAATACGTATGGAATGCTATAAAAATCTCCAAGGATATGTAACCGTAGCAGATATCCCTTCGGATGTTTCTTGTCCAAAACATCTAGCTCTGATTTAATTTTAGGCATAAGCCCAACGGTTTTAAATCGATGACCAAATGGCATATTGTTTCCAAAACAATCGGACCAATGCTCACAAGCATTAGTACAAGTTTCCCTTTCGACAAGAGTTAAGGTATAAATCGGAAAGTCTTTGAACTTTCCCTTCGATACCTTCTTGCCTAGCTTGGCATTTGTTGATCGTTTGATGACCTTGTGAGGGTAAGTCCTCACATCATGGACATTCTTTTGGTATAGGGTTGTGCTATTTACAATAGCATTATGGTCTAGGTTCAATGTCGTCATGGCTTGGCTCACTATCCAGTTTTTTATGACAAAATTATCTCAAGTAAGGCTAGGGCAAACCTTAGATGGTCAGTCCAAGGTAGGCTTGACCTGCTGAATAAACAGCACCTTTACCGGCTATCAATTCCGGCTTCCCTTGCCCTAGTCTTACTTCAGATAATTACTGCTATATATAGTTCGTAAGAACTCCACTATATATAACAGTAATTACCCTCCGATTGTTTGGTGTGTTTAGGCTTCCGAATGTAAGTCTTCTTGGACTTAACAACCTGCCGTTTAAATTGTGGCAAGCTCAAGGCATGTGCCTCAAGTCTTCTTTGTTTTATCTTTCTCAATTGTCATTACTCCCTAAGTTTTTTGCCAAGGTAAGTTTAAGATATTCGACACGATCCTCCATATCCAAACCGTCTAATAGGATATCTAAGATATCATAAATTTCCGTGTCAACAGTCTTCTCTTGCTTGGCATCCTCGACTGCTGCTTTGATAGCAACAAAGTCATAGACTTCACAAAAGTCATCAGTCATTTGATCCTCGTAAAATTATGTATAGCTAATGATAGATATAATACAGATATTATACCACACAATAGCCTCATTAGGCCAGTAATCTCCAGCCCTAATAAATTAGGACCGGAGAAAACCAACAGGATAAAGGGAAGGCTATAGACTGCCCAAATCATGCTACATTATGGGCAATACGGGTCTTACCTTTCCGATTGTTTTCATAAATGAACCGGACACCGGATCGAGGACTACGAATAGTTCGTTTGTTAAACGATCCTCCACCAAATACCGATAAGCTCATGTATGGTACATCAACCCGATAACCGGACGAAGTACGGTGAAATCCGTAGTTATACTTGGGGGATTTAGCATTAACTCGGATCGAAGTTTTAATTGTACGGCTCATAGAATATATTCCTTTACAAAAGTTAATGGTGATTTCTAGTAAAGGCTCACCACACCTGCCAACGTCTTAATTTTAAGGACGTTTGTTGGCCTAATCGGGTTACTCCCTCGTCCATTTGTTTAGGCTTTATGCCTAAGTTCTTCTCCTTTCGGCAGGGCTTCCGAATTGTGGATCACCTTAAAGCTACCCGAAGGGTGAAGTACCCGGATCGGGAAGCCTTCGGCTTTGGCCGACTTAAAGGCTTCAAAGCCTTCAGCCATGTTAATCCACTCGTCGTTAAAAAATAGTTGGGTCGATTTTGCCATTGGAAATCCTCCATGTTGGCTGTTTAAGATAAGATAATTAATACCTTACAAGGTTCGTAGAACTTCCCTTGTAAGATATTAATTACCCTGTCGATAGGGACTGAAGCAAAGCCTCCCGACCTTCGAGAAGTTGTTGCTCTTTCCGATTTACTAATGCTTGGCTTAATGCCAGCATTAGAGTAGGGATTTGAACAGGGGATATTATGATACTTGTCTCTGATATATCACTCTCCATGTAAACAGTCCCTCCTTCGGAGACTGTTAGATCGATAAGTCCGGTACGATATTGAGCCATTTTAACCTCCAGTCTGTTCATCAAGAATGGTTTGGAAGAACCATTCAGCTTCCCGTAGATCATCGACGGTTCCAAGCCAGTTTCCAGTTGAAACTTCATGCATGTCAAACCCGTCACTCCCATCATGGCAAACCGACACTTGACAGTCGGTATCAGCAAATTCAAAATTTAACGATTTGATTTTAGTCATGTCAACAATCTCCGGTTGGTTGGTTATATCTAATTAACCCTATACAACTATCACAAGTGATAGTAGTTGTATAGGTAGTTAATTAGGTTTTAGTCACGACCCATGCAAGTGAAAACATAGAATCCGATCAGGAACAAAGTTCCCGTCGAAATCACAAATCCTCCGAAATCAAAACCCAGCAAATCCATCGTAAATCCTCCAGTAATCTAATTAACCCTATACAACTATCACAAGTGATAGTAGTTGTATAGGTAGTTAATTAGGTTTCATCTTTTGATAGAAGAAGCTTCATCTCAGAGAAAAGAAAACTCATCGTTGTGATATAAATATCACAAAGATTGTAAATCAACTAAGTAGTTGATTATCAAAGATTTTATAAACTTTTAACGTCGAAGACGTTGGTGGTGTTATATAAACATAGACTCTTTGTCTATGAAAACCTTCCCCTAAACACTAAGTAGTGTTGCATAAATGTCACAGACCTTCCCTCAACATCCCTTAGATGTTGCATATTTATCACAGTCAAATAAAATCCGTAGGATTTATAAAGTAAAGTCAAAGACTTTAAAGATACCCCCACCCAAAAAAACAAAGTTTTTTGTATAATATAATAATAGACCCCTTATTGGTTTACAAAAATAACAGGGTCATTTCATAGTAGTGATAAATATGTCACACTATAAAAATATTTTTAAAATGGGGTTGCACATACTATCCAATTAGTGTATAATCTATATAGAAACAACAAAGCAAGTTAAAGATAATTTTTTTAATTTATCTTTTTGTATTTAAATAAAAATAACTAAAGGAATAACATGATAGACTCTATAGAATCTATAGAAGGTGAACCAAATAAAGTAGATACTCTGTTTAATTTATCTATGTATCTAGATGATCTTGTATTACAACAAGCAAACCATAGCTTTCTTTCCTTTGTTCGTATGATAGCTCCTACTTTAATCTCTGATTGGAAGATGGGTAATCATATTAAACTACTTTCTGACAAACTACAGAAGGTACAGGATGGTGAGATAAAGAGGTTAATGGTATTTCTTCCTCCTCGTAGTAGTAAATCAGTTATCTGTTCCAAGATATTTCCAGCATGGTATATTGGTAATAATCCAGAGCATGAAGTTCTGACGATATCTCATAGTGATCAGTTAGCCAGTGACTTCGGCAGATCAGTTAGGGACATAGTTAATACAGAACAGTTCCAAGAAATATTTAGGGGTGTATCCCTTAGAAGTGATGTTCGTGCTGCAGGTAAATGGAAGACTAATCAAAATGGTACATACTATGCTGCAGGTGTTAGAAGTCAGATTGCTGGTCGTGGTGCCCACATTGCTATCTTAGACGATGCTATGTCAGAAGAAGATAGTTTCTCTGAGGCTGGTAGAAGATATATTAAAGAATGGTATCCTGCTGGTTTACGTACACGTATTATGCCAAACGGTTCTATTGTTATTATTAATACTCGTTACCATCACGATGATTTATGTGGGTGGTTATTAAAACAACAAGAAATAATGGATATGGAAGTTACCCATCCTTGGGAAGTCGTAAAAATACCAGCATGGTTAGACGAAGAAGCTGCCGAACTTTTGGACTTGCCGGTAGGTAGTTCTTATTTTCCTGAATGGAAACCAGATGAAGTACTTCGTATTGATGAAGAGGAGATTATTGCTAGTAATGGATCAAGGTACTGGGATTCATTGTATATGCAAAATCCTACACCAGAAGAAGGTGGAATAATAAAAAAGAGATGGATACAAGTTTGGGATCATGGTGATCCTCCTGCTTGTGATTTTATATTACAAACCTACGATACTGCTTTCAGTACTCGTACTACTGCTGACTTTAGTGTAATACAGACATGGGGTATTTTTGATATTCCTGAAGAAGATTACGATGGTAAGGAATACTGGGGTAGTAATATTATTTTATTAGGAAACGTAAGAGGAAGGTACGAGTATCCTGAACTAAGAAGAATATCTCAAGAGTTATACAAAGAGTACAGGCCAGATGTCTGTATCATTGAAAAGAAAGCCAGTGGTCAGTCCTTGATACAGGACTTGAGACGAGGTGGCTTACCAATAATGGAATATACACCAGACAAAGATAAAGTAGCTAGGGTGTATGCAGCTAGTCCTATGATTGAATCTGGTAGGGTTTGGATACCGGAAGGTAAGAGATGGGCAGATGAACTACTAGAAGAACTGATTACTTTTCCACATGCCCGTCATGATGATCAGGTAGACTGCTTGGCTATGGCTGTACACTACTTAAAGGAATCATGGAGAGTAGAACATCCTGATGATCCTGATTGGGAAGACGATGTAAATCATAGACGGCAGAAAAAAGTTGCCTACTGGCGAGTTTAGTGGTATAATAGTGTCAATACGAATTTCACCTCTATACTGGGAGTTACACATAATGGCACATCCTTTGGGTTCAAATGCCTCAAGCAGAATGGAACGTCACATTGAAAAAGGTGGTAGAACTGGAGAACAGGGCTACAAAGATCGTAAAGACGAATCTATTGCTATGAGAGTTAAAAAGAAAAGAACGAAGAAACAACTACAGGATTCAGCTAATGAATCTTATGGTAAGTTTGGTAGTGGTAAGAAAAAGCCCCGTGGTGGTGGCAAGATTAATGTTACTGCTTAATGTCTTGGAGTTTTGAAACTGATATTAATCATAGTTTAGTTAGACCTAAACAAGAAGACTATACTAGTTGGAATGAATATCAAAAAGATGTAATGGAATATTTAAGGTTGAAGTTTAAGGACACATATAAAAATGGCAACTGAACGAAATCCATATGAAGCTATCCCTGAAGTGCAGGTAATACCTGTGGCTGAAGGAGGCACTGAAGTCGAGATGGGAGAAAATGTAAACATTGATGTTTCTCCTGATGGAGGAGTTATTGTTAGCTTTGAAGATACTTTAGAAGTAAATCAAAAAGAAACTACGGAACAATGGTTTGCCAATCTTGCTGAAGATATAGATGAATTTAAACTTCATGAAATTGCTGAGACTGTCTATGAAAGATTTGATGCTGATCGAAATTCTAGAGAAGAATGGGAATCAATGTTTGAACGAGGTTTTGATCTACTAGGTTTAAAACTAGAAGAAGCATCAGAACCTTTTGAAGGTGCTTGTACTGCTGTACATCCTCTTCTGATTGAATCAGCCGTTAAGTTTCAATCTAAAGCTTCGGGAGAACTCTTTCCAGCAGGAGGTCCAGTTAAAACTACTATTCTAGGTAAAGAAGATGAAGCTAAAATAGAACAAGCTCAACGAGTTGAAGAGTTTATGAACTATCAAATTACTGAGCAGATGCCAGAATACTTTGATGAGTTTGAAAGAATGTTGTTCCATCTACCTATTATTGGTTCAGCTTTTAAAAAGGTTTACTATGATGCATCCCTAGAAAGACCTGTATCTGAGTTTGTACCTATTGATCAGTTTTATGTATCCTACTATGCTAGTAATTTACGGAATGCTGATAGGTTTACTCATGTAATTTATAGAAATGCTGTAGACTTGGACAGAGAAATGGCTGCTGGTATGTATCTAGATGTAGAGTTACCAGATGCTTCTGTACCTAATCCTACACCTATTTCCTCTAAAATAAATACTATACTAGGGATGTCTCCCACTACGGATGAAGACCCACAGTATGTATTGTTAGAACAACATTGTTATATGGAATGTGAAGAAGATAGTGAATATGAAGAAGGAGTTGCTTTACCTTACATTGTAACAATGGAAGAAGAGACAAGAAAGATTTTAAGTATTCGTAGAAACTATCGGCCTGATGATCGCACAAGACAAAAGATAATGCATTTTGTACATTATAAGTTTGTGCCGGGTTTTGGTTTCTATGGGTTAGGACTGATCCATTTCCTTGGTAATCTTACAATGACTGCAACTGCAGCAATGAGAGCTTTGGTAGATGCTGGTCAGTTCGCTAACCTACCGGGAGGATTTAAAGCCAAGGGTGTGAGAATTGTTGGCGATAACGATCCGATTGCTCCCGGTGAGTTTAAGGAGATTGAAGCAACTGGAATGGACCTTACTAAATCTATAGTTCCTTTGCCATATAAGGAGCCTTCCTCAACTTTATTCCAGATGTTGAATTTTGTAACAGCTACAGGACAGAAGTTTGCAGATAGTACTGAACAAGTAATATCAGATGCTGCTTCTTATGGTCCTGTAGGAACAACTATGGCTCTTTTAGAAGCTTCTAGTAAATTCTTTAGTGCTATTCACAAAAGAATGCACAAGACGCAAAAAGATGAGTTCAAAATTCTAGCAGACATTAACCATGAATATCTTCCTAATGAATATCCTTTTGAAATGCCGGGAGTTTCCCGTACCATTATGAAACAGGATTTTGATGGTAGGATTGATATTATTCCCGTTAGTGATCCAAACATTCCTTCAAACGCTCACCGGATGATGTTGGCTCAAATGGCATTGCAATTAGCCCAGCAATCTCCTCCCGGTATGTTTAATATGGAAGAACTAAATAGAACAATTCTAAATGCTGCTAATATGCCTAACTTAGATCAAATACTTCCACCAAAGAAAAAGCCGGTGCCTCTTGATCCTATGTCAGATATTCAAGCAGCTAGTAGAGGATTGCCTATTGCTGCTTTTCCCGGTCAAAATCACGATGCTCATATTCAAATTAAGATGGCTTTTCTCCAAGACCCTACTAGTGGTAAAAATCCTGCTATGCAAAGAGTTGTACCCATCTTACAGGCTAATGTACAAGAGCATGTCGTAATGAAATATCAAGAACAACTGCAAGGAGTTGCTCAAGGGTTAATGCAAAACCTGCCTTCAGAACAACAACAAATGCCTAATGTTGCTGAGATGGCTATGGCTCAAGCTGCCCAACAAGTTCTAAATGCTAATCAAGCAATGGGTAAACAACAATCTCCTGAAGCACAGATGGTTGATATTGAAAAGCAACGACTTAATATTGAGCAACAAAAACTTCAAGCTACTCTTGCTAAAGATGCTGCAACGGCTGCTCTTAAAAATAGAGAACTTGATATAGACGAAATGGAGATGCAAGTTAAAGCTGTTACTGAAGGTCAGAAAGAAATGCTTGATGCTGAATCTGATGAGAAGAATAGAATTAACAAACAATCAATAGCAGCCATTAAAATGCTTGTTGATATGGCTAATCAAGAATCTAGAAATGAAAATGATATGCAGCTTAAAGCTATGGAGATAATGCAGAAGCTTAGTAAGATTCAAGCTGATACAGAAAGCAAAGATAAAACAGCAGCTTTAAATTCTCTTTTAAAATTACTTGATGTATCAGTTGCTAGTGATACAAGCCAAGCTAAAGAATTATTTTCTGAAGCAGAAGGAGATGACTAATGTTAAAAAGAATTAAGGTTCTATCAGAAAAGATTAAAGATAAACTAAGTTGTAGTAGTTGTTCTTGTTCTTATTCCTGCACGGCTTGGAAAAAGGTTATAGCAGCAGCAGTAATAGGAATTATTGTAGGAGTTGTGCTAATTCCATGACACCTTGGGACGAAGTGGTGACTTCTTTAAATGAACAAATGGATCAAATTAAAACAACTTTAGCTGATGGAGGAGTAGGAGATTTTTCATCTTATAAAGAGTTAGTAGGTTTTTATAAAGGCATTGCATGGGCGAGACAAGACTTAACTTCTATTTTAAAAAATAGATACCAACATGACGAAGGAGAGTAGACCATGCAACAACCAGCATTAGCTAATGCTATTAAGAACGATCAATGGATTAGTGACGAAGAAGGAGTGCTTAGTGATCCTACTCCTCTTCCTATTATTCCCGGCTTTAATATTTTAATTCGGCCTGTATCCATTAAATCCAAAACTAAAGGAGGTATTTTGCTTCCTGATTCAACGGTAGATGATATGGCTTATCTTACTACTGTAGGTAGAGTTGTAGCTACCGGAGAACTGGCTTATAAAGATAAAGATAAATTTCCTACCGGACCTTGGTGTGAAGTAGGGGATTATGTATGTTATGGTAAACATACTGGAGTAAAAATGATTTATAAAGGAATTAAGTTGCTTCTTTTATTTGATGATCAGATTATGTTAAAAGTGGAAAGTCCTAAAGACTTAGACCCTACTTTTAATTTATCTCATTAAATAGTTGCCTCAGAGATAAAAATAGTGTATAATATAATTATTCGTAAACGTCTGTGTCGAATCGACGGAAGGAAAATAAATGAGTGAAGAACAATCGGAATGGAATGACGTAGAAGTTCCAGAGCAAGTTGAGTATGAAATTGAGGGTAAGGAAGAAGAAGCTCCTCGTCCAGAAGTAAAAACAAAAGAAGTTGATGCTCAACCAGAAGCTTCAGAAGAAACTATTAAAGAACTTGATGGGATTGAAACTAATGGGGCACAAAAAAGAATTAGACAGTTAGTTAAACAACGTAAAGAACGTGACGAACAAATACAACAATTAATTCAAGAGAGAGAAACTTTAAACAGTCAACTTCAAGAAAGAGAAAAAACTTTTGTTGACACTCAAAAAATTACAACAGATAATTCTGAGAAGCACCTACTAGAAAAAGTAGACTTAGCTAAAGCTAATTATTTAGAAGCTTATAATGCTGGAGATGGAGAAAAAGTTCTTCAATCTTTAGAAATTTTACAAAGAGTCCAAATGGATTTGGATAATGTAAATAAACAAAAAAATGCTTTAGATAATTATAATAAGGAGATGGAGCAAAAGGCTGTAGAACAACCTCAACAAAAGGCTCCACAGAAACCAGACGTAAAAGCTCAAACATGGGCTGGAGATAATGATTGGTTTGGAAGTAATTCTGTTATGACTGCTTCAGCTTTAGCTATTGATGCTGAACTCAAAGAAATGGGATATGATCCCAATGAAGATGATTTCTACGCTGAAATAGATCGTAGAATGAGAACAGAGTTTCCTCACAAATTTGAAGAGGATAACCAAGAAGAAAATGAACGTGAGCAACCGACGAAACAGGTAGCTCAAGTGGTTGCAGGAACATCACGAAGTCCTGCTACTTCCAGTAAGAAGATTAAGCTATCCCAAGAAGATGTAAGGCTTGCTCAGAAATGGAACATACCTCTTGAAGTATACGCTGCAGAGAAGCTAAAAGTAGATAGTTCTGAAGGTGAATACACTAATATTAATTATCGTGGGAGTTAGAAAATGAACACACGTACTACAGCACGGAATGCTAAAACAAGGGAAACTGAAACACGGGAAGAAATGGAGTGGACATACGAAGAGCCTAATGCATTAGAGATTCCTAATCCAGTTCAAAATAGATTTGAATCAGAGGGAATGTCACTACGTTGGATACGTATTAATCTAAAAGATGCAGATGATTATCAGAATGTTGGTAAGAAAATGGCTGAAGGATGGACCTTTGTTACCCCGGAAGAAGTACCTGAAATGGCAACCTCTTCTATCGTGCAGGAGACAGGTAGATATACTGGTACAGTCTGTCGTGGTGATTTGGCATTAGCAAAAATGCCAGCCGGTAAATACCAAGCTAGGTCTAGGTATTTTCAGGAAAAGAGTCGGCAGCTTATGCAAGCTGTTAATTCTCAACTTGAAAATTCAAGTGATTCGAGAATGCCTATATCTAATAATAGTAAATCTTCTGTTACTAAAGGAAGAGTCCCGTCTTTTCAGGACTAGTTCTAAAGAAGCAGGAGATAGGATATTAACCTATAAGGAGAACTAATATGGCTACAAGTAAAAATCTCCGTGGTTTCCTTCCTGCTCGTAAATTGGGTTCAGGTGCTAACTCCACCGGAATGAGTGAGTTGCCGATTGCCTCTGGCTTGGCAGCTAATATTTTCACTGGAGACACCGTACATGTTACTCTTGGCAATGTTGAGCCAGTAACGGTCGGTGGAACGTCTGCTCTAGATGCACCTATTGTTGTAGGTGTCTTCCAAGGGTGCCACTATATCGAGAACGGGGAACCGAAATGGAGTAAACATTGGCCTAGTGGCACATCTGCTACTAACGCCAGAGCAATGGTTATTACTGATCCAGACCAAACCTATTACATTCAAGCTGATGCTTCATGCTCGGCTGCTGTAATTAACGTAGCGTCTTACGGCCTTACGGTGGGTGCGGGTAACACCAGAACAGGTGATTCTGGCTTTGGTATTAAAGTGGGTACATCGTCCAATCGGGCTATTGATGCTTCCCCTGTTGCTGCTAGAGACATACCGGGAAATGATCTGACGGTTTCGGCCCAGAGAGCATTTCCAATCTTTGAAGTAAGGCTGGCTCATCATCTATATAATAAGCCTTACTCTGCTGTTATAACGATTGATTAGGGGAGGATAGAAAATGGCTATTAATAGAGCTAGTATTGCCAAAGAACTACTCCCCGGTTTGAATGCCGTGTTCGGCCTCGAATACGGGGAAGTAGATAATGAGCATGAGCCGTTGTTTGAAGTAGAAAACTCGGATCGTGCTTTTGAAGAAGAAGTACTCTTCACTGGTTTCGGGACTGCTCCCGTTAAAGCTGAAGGTGCTGCTGTTACATTCGATACTGCAAGTGAAAGCTATGTAGCACGATATGTGAATGAAACGATCTCCCTTGCCTTTGCAGTTACCGAAGAGGCTATGGAAGATAACCTGTATGACACGTTTGCGAAGCTACGTGCCAAAGGTCTTGCCAGAGCAATGGCTAATACCAAACAAGTTAAGGGTGCTGACATTTTCAATAATGGATTTGTCGATGCTGCTGCTTATCATGGTGGAGATGGAAAGCCTCTGTTCAGTGCTTCTCATCCAACTCTTGATGGGGATCAGTCAAACCTTCTTGCTGCTGCCGATCTTTCCTTTGCATCTTTGGAAGCTGGTCTTACAGCTATTCAAAAGATTGAAGATGATCGTGGTATTCTTGTTGGTGGTTCAGCAATCTCTTTGCACATTGCTCCAGATAACTGGGCAACGGCAAACTCATTGCTTAATTCTACGTTGATTCCTTCGGCTGGTACTGTTGCTATTGCAGCGGGTACGGCTCTTACGGGACCGTCAGGGTGGAATGATGTGAACTCGACTCGTAGCATGGGTATGCTGCCGCAGGGTTCTCACATTAACCGTCGATTCACCGATTCAGATGCTTGGTTTGTTAAAACCAATGTTCCGAATGGTGCAAAGATGTTTGTCAGGGCACCCCTCCAGACTAAGATGGAGCCAGATTTCGATACTGGCAACCTTCGATTCAAAGCTAGAGAAAGATACAGCTTTGGTTGGTCTGATTGGAGAGGTTACTTTGGTAACGCTGGTTAATCAACTATATAAGAGGGAGGGAGAAATCCCTCCTTCTTATCTTTAAAGGGAATACAATATGTCCTCTAATATTAAAACAGCAATGGTTGACAGTGGTGGAACTGGTAGTGGTGTATTAGTAGATATTACTACATCAGTTACTTTAAACTCTACAAATACCAATGATACTAAAACTAGAATCTATGCTATTTATGCTGATGTAGCTGGTGTATATCAAATTACAGGTGAAAAACAAATTAATGTAGAGGGAGGAGTTTCTTCTAATACTCCCGGCACGGCTGTTAAATTTAAGGCAGTAGCCGGTGCAGATATTTATCTAGGAGATTATGGTCCTGCAGTTCATGGAGTTATAAAAGTATCGGCTCCCTCTAGTGGTGCAGTAATTACTGTTTTCTATGGATAAGTAAATGCCTACCTATAGTGAGCTTCTCAACGATATAAGAAGTACTACAGAAGTTTCTTCAACTGATTTTGATAATCAATTACCTAGACTAGTTAATAGGGCTGAAACAAGACTTATTAAAGAGCTAGATGATTTTGGATTAAATACTCTTACATCAGTCGCAGTTAGCATTAATAATCCTGTAGTATCTTTGCCATCAGGTACACGAATAGTACGTAACCTGAATATTCTAGTATCAGCTTCTGTCTCTGCTCCTGCAGGTACGGCTAATACGAAAGAAAGCTTATTGCCTAGAACACAAGAATTTGTATTTGATTTCTGGCCTTATGTTTCTTCTTCTGTAGGTGAGCCTAAATATTATGCTATGCAAACTAACACTAATATTTATTTAGCTCCCACTCCTGAAAAAACTTATGATGCTGAATTAACTTATATTGAACGTCCGGTTACTTTATCAGATAGTAATCCTACAAATTATTTTTCAGATTTTTGTTATGATGCTCTCTTTTATGCTTGCATGATTGAGACTTCTTTTTATCTAAAAAGTTTTAATACAGTTCCTTTATGGCAGGGTGAGTATAAAGCTGCTATTGATGGACTTCGGAATCAAGCACGTAGAACCA